CGGCGACGGCGTCGGCGGCGGCGACGGCGACGGCTACGGCTTCGGCGGCGGCGACGGCTACGGCGACGGCTACGGCGGCGGCGACGGCTACGGCTACGGCGACGGCTACGGCTACGGCTACTAAGAAGTCCCGGGCCCGGGGGCCTCACAGCCCCCGGGCACCACCCCAGAGCGCAAGGAAGGAACCCCGTGCCCCCCAACGCCCACCCCGCCCCGATCCCGGCCCTGTCCGTGCGCCACTCGATCCGCATGGCCCAAGCCCGCCAAGCCGGAACCCTGACCGCCGTCTCCCGCACCGGCGTCGCCCAGATCGCCGACGACACCCCAGCCCCGGACGCCGTCGAAGCTGTCGCCCAGCTGGCCCAGCAGCTGCACGACACGGTCATCGACGGCACCGGCCAGGCCAGGCTGACGCCGGTCACGTTCCTGCACTTGCACGGGCAGGAGGCCATCGACTGGATGGCCACCGCTAGGACCGGACCCGACCTGGCCGTCCCGGCCGTGACTGCCCGGGATGAGGAGATGGCTGCGGTGCTGCGGGCTTCCGGCCGGGCGGTGCTGGTCTCGGCGACGGTCCTCGTCGACTCCCGCCGCATGCCGAAGGGCGGGCGGTGACCCATGCCGACGATCCGCGAATCCCTCGACCACGCCGCCGTCCCCGCCCGGACCTGCCTCGAACATGCACACCAGGCCGGGATCGCCTTCCCGGCGACCGTGCTGCCCTACCGCGGTCGGGACCTCATAGCCATCGCCGCCGTCCCTGAGGGCGACGGCCGTCACGCCGCCCGGCTCGCCGGGATCTGCGCAGCCGGCTACCGGGCCGACCTGGTGGTCCTGGTCACCGACACGTGGGTGGCCAAGTCCGAGCGGGGCGGGCTGAGCCCGCTGACCGGCAAGCCGTGGGAGCGCGGCGAGATGCAGCTCCTCGTCGAGCAGCACGACGCCCTGGCCAAGGGCTGGATCACGGAGGCGCTGGTCGTGCTGGCCGTCAACCGTGCCGGCGACGCAGCCAGCGTGCACCTGGCCTACCGGCAGGACGGCGACCGCATCAACTGGACGGACCCCCAGGAGCAGGTTGGGAACCTGAACGGGCTCCTCGTGGACTCGCTGCGGTCGGCGATGGCCGGCCCGGACCTGGACCAGGAGTTGCTCGCCGACCTCGGGGTGACCCCGGCCGGGTTCGGCCCCACCCCCGACCAGGCGGGAGCCCATTCCGACGTCGCCATGACGAGGTTCCTGGTCGAGCGCGGCCTGGCGTACGTCTCGCTCGTGGTCTCGGCCGGGACCGAGCGGGAGCGGATCGTCCGCGAGCGGCTCCCGGACGCCCGAACCATCGGCCTGGCTGGGGACTGACCGCCACGCCCGCCCACCCGTCACTTGATCGCGAAGGGACACACACCTGATGGCACACACCGCAACCCGCGCCAAGCCCACCGCCTCCAGCGGCACGCCGGACAGCCCCGACGTGATCCGCGTCGCGCTCGCCGACATCGACCCCCACCCGCGTAACCCCCGCCACCAGCTCGGCGACCTGACCGACCTCGCCGCGTCCATCGGCGAAGTGGGTGTCCTCCAGCCCCTGGTGATCGTCCACGCCCCGACCGGGGGCACCCCGTACTGGGTGCTGGCCGGGCACCGCCGGTACGCCGCAGCCCAACTGGCCGTCCTGGCGGAGGTGCCGTGCCTGCTGCGGGAGGACCTCGACACCCCCGACCGGCAGCTCGCCGCGATGCTGGTCGAGAACCTCCACCGCGCCGACCTGACGCCCGTCGAGGAAGGTCAGGCGTACGAGCAGCTGATGGCCTTCGGGTACACCGTGAAGAAGATCGCCGGTGCGGTGTCCCGGTCGCCGGCGACGGTGCGGGGCCGGTCCGCGATCGCGCGGCTCCCGGAGAAGATCCGGGACCGCGTGCAGGACCGGCAGATCACCCTCGATGAGGCGGCCGGGCTGGCGGAGTTCGCTGGCGACAGGCGGCGTCTCGCGCAGTTGGCGCTGACGGCCGGGACCCGGGACTTCGCGACGACCCTGCAGCGGGCCCGCAGTGAGCGGGACCAGGAGAAGGCGGCCCGGAAGTCGCAGGCGGAGCTGACACGTGCGGGTGTCCGCCTGGTCAAGCGGGTCGCGTACAGCGCGGTGGAGGTCGAGCCGGGGCGGCCCAGCGTCGCCGTGTACGGCCTGGACCTGTCCCGGGTCCTGCACGGCGTCTCGGGGTACCTGTCGCCGGAGGAGCTGGCCGAGCACGCCGCCTGCCCCGGACATGCCGCGGTGGACCCGGTCAGCATGGTCGCCTACAACGAGCCGCTCGGGCGTGTGTGGTGGCTGTGTCTGCAGCCGGGACTGCACCGCCCGGAGCGGGCCGACGATGCCGCAGGCGACGACGAGGAGCCTGAGGCCAGCCCCCCCGTTTCCCGGGTGCCGTCCCTGGCCGAGATGGAGGCCCGGCAGGAGGATGCCGCCGAGCTGGAGCAGCAGGAGCAGGCGGCGGCCAAGCTCCGGGAGGACGAGGCGCTGTGTGAGGCGGCCCGGCAGGTCCGCGGAACCTTCATCCTGGCGCTCACCTCAGAGACGGGCGAGATGCCCAGGACGCACGTCCAGTTGGTGTCCCGGTTCGTGGTCGCGTCGATGGCAGTCGAGTACTTCGGTGACGTGACGCCCGAGTTGTGGGTGGGCATGGTCGACCCGGACACCGATGAGGACGTCGAGGATGTCGACGTGCGCGCGGTCCGCCTCGCGGGCTGCCGGGACCCGCACCGGGTCCTCCTCGCGATCGCTGCGGCCGAGGATGAGCAGCTGCTGGTGAAGCCGGCGTGGTGGGCGCCGGGCCCGTTGCGGGCGAAGCTGCGGTGGCTGGACCTGCTCGCGGCGCTCGGCTGGGAGGCGTCCTCCTGGGAGTTGGAGCGGATCCAGGCCGCCCGGGCGTTGCAGGCCGAGAAGGACGCCGAAGCCGATCCGGCGACGGTGGTCTGCAACTGCCAGGGGCCGGACGAGGACGGCGTGCACGAGCGGGACTGCGCGGTGCTGATCGCGGCGAGCAGGCGAGACGAGCCCGTGGCCAGCGAGCAGGAGGCGCATGCTGCTTCGGATGCGGTCTACAGGGACGGCCCGACTGGGCTCTGCGACGGATGTGGGGACCAGTTCCCGGGCTGTGACCTGGCGGCAAGTGATGACGGGCGAGGCCAGTTCTGCGGCGCCTGCGTGGTCGCGGCGAATGATGCCCAGCTTGGCCGCCGGGTCGAGGACGTCGATGTCGTCGACGGCGTGCTGTGAGGCGGGCTGCGTTGTCCCGGAGGGCGGCGTTGCGTGCGGGGTCTGCCATGGTGCGCCGGACGGGTCTCCGCCGGGCGCCGGTGGCCCGCACGCGGCCCCGGCTGCGTACCTCGATCGCCAGGCCGAGCCCGGAAGAGCTGCTGGCCAAGGACCTGGTCTCGGCACGCTCCGGCGATCGGTGTGAGTTCTGCGGGTCGGAAGCGAACGACTGGGCGCACCGGGTGGCTCGATCCCAGCTAGGCAGGTGGGAAGCCGCGAACGGGCTGGCATTGTGCCGCCCCTGCCATGACTGGTGCCACGACAACCCGGCCGCAGCCAAGGCCGCCGGCCTGATCCTCGAATCCAGCCGGACCCCGGCCACGGCACCTGTCTGGCTTCCGCGGTGCGGATGGGTCTACCTCACGGCGGATGGCGAGTATCTCCGCGCACCCCAGGCTTCCGCACCTCAGGTTCTCCCAGCAGCGAGGAGGTGCGCGCGATGACCGAGGTGGACGAGCGTCGCTGCTCGGTCGACGGATGCACGCGGACCTATCGAGCCAGGGGCTACTGCGCCGCTCACATCGAGGTGGCGTCGTGACGCAGAAGCCGGCACCGATGACTGGTGGCCTGGACCTGCCCCGGGTCACCACCGTCCAGGCCACCATGAAGGCCGGACGCCACGCATGGCGCGTCGCATGGCTGCCGTTCGAAGGCTGGTGGTGCACCCCCGAACCGCTGACCCGCGCCTGCCCGGACCAGCGGCGCTGCGAACACATCACCGCCGTCCAAGCCACCGTCACACCCCCGGAGGACCAGTGACCGCGAAACTCACCGGAACCTGCCGGTGCGGCGCGAGCATGACCGCCGAAACAGACACCGAGATCCCCGCGCTCGTCCACCACGCCGCCGGCACTATCCATGACCCCGACCGGTGCTGCCGGTGGTGTGAGCGTCCCGGCCCGGACGGGCAGGACGGGGAGCACTGCGGCTGCTGCACCCGCTGGCAGCCGCCACCCTGCCCCCGCACCGGCCGCCCTTGCGCCCATTCCGGAGACGCCCACGACGAGCAGGACCGCTGCCGTGCCCATGACTGCGGCCGGCCCGACAGCTGCACCTGCGCCGACCACGACTGTGCCTGCGGCTGGGACTGACCAGCCCACCGACCGAAGGAGCAACCCTTGATGAGCACCACAACAGGGGGCCAGCCCGGCGTGGCCACCCAGGAACGGTTCGACACGGGACTGGCCGAGCATGAGGAGCGGCTGTCTCGTGCGCGGACCCGGCTGGACCAGGCGCAGGACGCTGCCGACGATGCTGCCCGGGACGTCACGACCGCCCTACGCGACAAGGTGCGCTTCGTCGCGGCCGTCCGGAGGCATTGCCCACATATTGCCGTCCCGGACGGGGCCGACCGATGATCGCGGGCCAGGTCGGGCAGGTGTGGTGCACGCTGCTCGGCGGGCTCGGGCTGACCGTCCTCACCCTGGCTGCGCTGCTGGTCCGGTCCGGCCGGGAACGGTTGGCGGAGCTGCTTCTGGCGGATGCGGAGGAGCGCCTCGAAGTGGTGCGTGGGGAGCGGGACCGCGCCCGGGACCTGGCCGCCGCCCTGGAGGCGGAGCTGGCCTGCGACCCGGATCCGTGCCCGATGGACCTGGACGCCCTGACCGCGCGCCTCCACCTGGTCGAGGGGGAGGGCCGTTGACCGGCCGGGCCGCCCGCACGGCCGGGCGGGCGCTGGTCCTGGCGGCGATGCTGGCCGGTTTCGCCCTGATCGTGATCGGCCCCCCGCCGGGCATCGGAGGCAGGTGATGGCCCGGCTCGTACTTGAGGCTCGCCGTCTGACGGCGGCCCATCACGGCCGGACCGTGACCGTGGACGGCCGGTCTGGGCGGCTGCTGGCCACGTCGTCCGGGGGCCCGTCCGAGGCGCACCCGACGTGGGTGCGGTTGACGGTTCTGACTGTCGGGGAGACGGCCGGGAGGACTGCCGTGGTCGGTCCGGCCACCATGGTGGAGGTGACCGGATGATCCCCCGCCAGTCGGTCGTGGGCCCGCCCCGGCCGGCCAACGGGCGGCTCTCGGCAGACGTCCACGCCGAGGTGTACGCCGGCCGCCAGGAGCTGGTCCGGCGTGCCGGTGACCCACAGGTGCTGGTCCCGGCCGTGGTCCTTGACCGGGCGCTGCTCGGTGCCGCGCTGCGGCACTGGCTGACGGGAGGCGCGTGATGGGGCCTGCCCCGTATGCGGTGCGGCGGGAGGCTGCTGAGGCCCGCCGCGCCCAGGAGGTGACTGTCCGGCAGGTCGGGGTCATGACGTCGGTCGCGGCGCGTGGCCCGGCGGGGGTCCGGGCGGTTGCTGCGGGGATGTTGGCGCGGCTGCCGCCGGAGCCGCCGCGGTTGGTGATGGAGCGTCGGCGGGCTCTGGCGGGGTGGCCGCGGAGCGTCGGCGCGAACGGGCACAAGACCAGGAGGCAGGGACCGTGAGGCCCGGGACAGGGCAGGAAGGGACGGCTGTGGTGGTGGTGTCGGCGGTCCGGTCGGCGGGAACCGTGCCGGCAGTGCAATGGCAGGACGTGCACGACGGGGCGAGCCGGCTGGGCATGGTGACGCAGGTCGCTGGCCGGCTGGTCGCAGTGTGCGCCTACCCGTGCCTGGCCCGGATACAGGCCCCGTTCGGCGCTGACGAGACGACCGCGGCCCGGATGCTGTGCCAGCACGCCGGCACCGCGGGTCATGCACCGTCCGGGGTGTGGGCGTGAGCGGGCATCCCGGCCCGGACCGGGTGTACGTGCAGCCGCTGCACACTTGCAGGTGCGGGAAGCGGGCGTATGCGTCGCGGAGGCATGCGCGGCGGGCGGCGCGGGCCGCGTATCCGGGGGACTCGACGATCTCCCCGTACCGGTGTCCTGCCGCTGGCGGCTGCTGGCATTTGGGGCATCTGCGGCCTGCCGTGGTGCACGGTGACCTGTCCCGGGGGTGCTACCGGTGACGGGCTGCGGGTTAGGTGGGTCGCCATCCGCGGGGTGCGGGGACGCCGGTGCGGCGTTGCCGGTCGAGGCGGGCTGCGGTGTCGGGGCGGCATGCCCGGCAGGGGCGAGGCCTGCCGTGGGCGTCTTCCCCGGCCCATCCGGTGCCGTCGCACCGGTGGTCGTGGTCGCCGGTGTTGGGGGTGAGGTCGCCGTCGCGGTCGCGGACCAGGTCGTCGGGGCGGGGCATTTGGCACCTCCTGCGCCGTACGGTACCCGCGGGGGGTATCCGCTTTCAAGTGGGAAGACGCCCGGCGCGCGCCGGGCGGCCGCCCGGCAACTCGCGATCCGGCGGGGCCAGTGGCACCCGTTCGTCCCTGCCCGCCCGGTCGAGGAGCACGTCGCGCGGCTCCGCGCCGCGGGAATGTCCGTGACCGCGATCGCTGCCGCATCTGGTGTCCACCCGGCGACGGTCGCGCCCCTCGCCTGGGCCGCGCACAGCGGGGCACGCCAGCGGGTCCGCACCTCCACCGCGGCGGCGCTGCTCACTGTCCGCCGCCCCATCGACGCCGCACCAGACCAAGCGTTCATCTTGGCGGTCGGCACCGTCCGCCGCTTGCACGCCCTGCACGCGATCGGCTGGCCCGCCGACCAGATCGGGGCCCGGATCGGGATGAGCAAGAGCCACATCTCGTTCCTGTGCCGCCGCCAGGGCCAGGTCTCCGCCGGCCGGGCCCGCGCGATCCGGGACGTCTACGAGGAGCTGCAGGGTCAGCCGGGGCCGTCGCGTCTGTCCCGGGACCGGGCAGCGGCGCAAGGCTGGGCGCCGCCGGCAGCGTGGGACGACATCGACGACCCGCAAGCCGTCCCGACCGGGGTCCGGACCCTGACCGCCGCCGCCCCGCCGGTCGACCTGGCGGAGGTCCGGCACCTCCTGGACTTGCGGGAGTCCCTCGACTGGGTGGCGGTCCGGCTCGGGGTGGCCCCCGAGTCGGTGGTGACCGCTGCCCGCCGAAACGACTGTGCCCTGTACCGCCGGTTGGTGCCCGACCCGGATGGGCCACGGCCGGTGACCGGCGGCCGGCGGAGAACTTCCAGCCATGTAGACGAGACGGAGACCCAGCAGTGACCCCCACCGCACCGATCGTGTTCCTCGACACGGAGACCACAGGCCTCGACCCGGACGACGAGATCTGGGAGTTCGCCGCCATCCGCCGCGAGGTGGACGGGCAGCAGGCCGCGCACCGGGTGCTCGTCCAGCACAACCTGGCCAAGGCCGCCCGACTGCCTGAGTCGTTCCGCGCTGACCACGACAGCCGGTACTACCCCGACTTCGCGGTCACCCTGGACGACCTCACGGACCTCGTCTGCGAGCTGACCATCGACCGGCCAACCATCGTCGGCGCCGTCCCCAACTTCGATACCGAGCGCCTCGCCCGGATCCTCCACGGCCGTGGCCGGACCCCCTGCTGGCATCACCACCTGATCGACGTCGAGAACCTCGCCGTCGGCTACCTGCGCGGCCGCGTCAAGTTCACCCCCTGGGGTACCGGCGGCGACCCTCAGCCCGCCGCGCTCGCCCAGCTATGCGCGCCGCCTTGGGACTCCGAGGACCTGTCCCGGGCGGTCGGAGTCAACCCGGACCGGTTCGAGCGGCACACCGCGCTCGGTGACTGCCTGTGGGCGATGGCCATCTACGACGCGGTGATGGGCGGCACCCGATGACCCGGCTAGCCCGTCACCGTGCAGGGCCCCGCAACGGCCGGCCCTACGTCCACCTCGACCAGGCACGGACCCTGACCGGCGCGGTCACCGTCCTGGGCCGGGCCCTGACCTACCCGGCGGGCGACCCTGCGCTGCTCCTGGACGGGTCGACAGCGGTCACTGCCGCCGTCCGGGGGCTGCTGATGCGGTCCAACGCGCAGCTCGCGGTCACCGACCCCGACGCCACGCCTGAGCGGATCGAGGAGGCGTTCGCCCTGGATCTGGCGTTGGCCCGGGCTGTCCTGGCCCGCACCCCGCCGGACGTGGCGCCACCTGTCCGGTCCGAGGTCACGATGGAGGCAGTGAGGGGGTGCGGGTCGTGATCGGTGGTCCGCATCCGCGTAGGCCGTGCCCGGTCTGTCGGCGGGAGATGGCGGTGAGGCTGGACGGGACGATGGTCATCCACGGTGCCCGGGACGTCTATGCGGCGGTGTGCGCTGGGTCTGGTGAGCTTGCTGTGGGGGGGTGTGGGCCTGCGGCGGTGTCGGAGGTGGAGTTGGAGCCTCGTCCGCCGTCGAGGTGTGTGTGTGGGCATCTGAGGGTGCGGCATCCGCGGGCCGGGCCGTGCGGGATGTGTGTCGGATGCCACTCCTATGAGAGGTGGGAGGTGACCAATGCCACACGGACGTGACGTGGATTACACGCGGACAAGCCAGGCGGACACCAACCGGGCAGCGAAAGCCCGCCAACTCGCCCACTGGTGCTGGCACCACGCCATCCCCCCCACCGACATCACCACCTGGGACCAACCCACCCGCCGCCGCGCCGCACGCACCGCAGGCGTCAACCCACCCCACCGCCTCTCCCCAACCTGGGACCTCGTCACCGCCCTCCTCGACCAGATGGCCATCTGGGCCGACCGGCACCCCGACGACGCCCGCGCCCGACCACGCCACACGAGCGAACGCCCCAGCTGGACCCAACCCAAGGAAGGCAACCAGTGACGATCACCGGCCAAGCACACAGGCCCCGGCACCGCTGCGAGCCGCCCGTCAGGGCCCTCGACATCCCGGCTGCTCCGCGTGGGACTGTCTGGCGCTGCCCCTGCGGAGCCCACTGGATCGTCAGACAACCGCCCCTGACCCGCCGTGGCGGCATGCAGAGAGTGCCCGACTTCTGGCATTGGGCGTCGTGGTGGGAGGTCCGCCGGGCCCGTCGATCCGGAATCAGCCGACCCAAGGAAGGACCGCCGTGGTGACCGTCCGAGCAGACCGCCAGCGGGCCCGCCGCCGAGACCTGACGATCATCACCCTCGACCCGCACGCCGCCGATGGTGACCTCGACGGCGCCCGCCAGGCACGGAACCGCCACCATCCCGGCTGGCCAGTCGCGTTCATCGCCGGCGTCACATCCGTCCATGTGGCGCGCGCCACCCGGACCCAGCGTGCGGGACACACGCCGAGGTGGGCCCGATGACCGCCCTACCGGCCGTCCGCCTCGACAGTCTCGGCATCCAAGGGGCCATCGACGTCCTCGCTGTCCGCCGCCGCCTCGGCCGCGACCAATGGGGACCACCCACGATCAGCCCAGACGGTGCCGCAGCGAAACTCATCCGCTCCGACGGCCTCCGCATGATCGTCCTATCCGCAGCCACCTACCCCGACGACCCCGACCGGACCGTCTGGACCCACGCCTCCATCGCCGTCCACGGCCCCACCGACATCCACGGCCCGCACCCCGTCGACCTACCCGGCTACGACGACCTCGTCATGCTCCGGCACGCCGTCTGGGGAGACACCGGCTGGGCCTTCCAGGTCTTCGCCCCACCGAGCGGCCACGTCAACATCACCCAGGTGTTGCACCTGTGGGGCAGAGCAGACGGCGCCCGGACCCACCCCGACTTCGCATGGCTCGGAGGGATCTGATGACCGCCGGGTACGTCCGCCGCGACGCCGAGCGCACCGCCCGCCTGCAGCAGCTGCTCGCCGCTGTCGACGGGGACCTTGACGCCGGTTACGTCGAGGCCGCAGCACTGGCGGACGCCGCATGACGGCCCCTCCGGCGGCCGGCCCGCGCAGCAGGCGGGTCGGCGAGCGCGTGCGCCGGTACCGCCGGTGGTGGGGGTGGAGCCTCGTTGACCTCTCGGCCCGGATGACCGCCGTCGGGTGCCCGATGTCAGCGTCGGCGCTGAGCACGATCGAGACAGGCAGGCGGCGGGTGGACGTCGATGACCTCTACGCGCTGGCCCGGGCCCTCGGGGTCGAGCCGGCGCTGCTCGAGCCCGGGACCCTCATGAGTCCCCCCGGATCCCCGGAACCTCATGAGTCCCCCCGGGACGCTGGACCCTCATGAGTCCCGTCCGGAAGTGCCGCCGCTGCGGCAGCCGTCACGAGCGGGAAACCGCCCCCGGCGTGCCGACCTGCAGCGGTCACCGCAAAGGCACCAGCCCGCCCGCCCCGTGCCTCGCCTACCCGGAGGCGGGCGGGAAGGCATGCCGGGTCCACGGCGGCGCCACCCGCCGCTCCAAGACCGCGGCCGAGCGGGCCCGCGCCGAGCTCGCCGCCCGGGCCGCCGCCACCACGCTCGGCCTGCCCATCGACGGCCTCGACCCGGCCGAGGTCGTCCTCGGCGAGATCGCCCACCTGGCGGGGGAGGTCGCCTGGTACCGGATCCAGGTCCGCAACCTACCCGCGGACGACGTGATCTGGGGTACCACGAAGCAGGTCAGCAAGCAGGCCACCGAGAGCCCGGGCACCGACATCACCGAAGAAGCCCACCCGAACCTGTGGGTGGAACTCCTCGGCAAAGCGCAGGACCGGCTCCTGAAAGCCTGCGAGATCGCCCACCGGATGGGCATCGAAGAGCGCCGCGTTACCCTCGCCGAGCAGGTCGGCGCGATGGTCGGGGAAACCCTCCGCGCTGTCCTCGACGGCCTGGACCTGACCGCAGAGCAGACCGCTCGGGCGCAGGCCATGATCCCCGTCCAGTTGCGTGCGCTCGCCGAGCAGATCGACCCGGCAGCGCGACTGTGACAACGACCGCGGCCCCAGGTGGGTGGGTGGCCAGGCTGGTCGCCCAGGCCGCCAGGAACGCCGCGGACGACCTCGACCACTCCGGGCACCGGCTGTGGCGCAAGGCCGGCTGGACCGCGACCGTCCCGGCCGGCGACCGGATCGTCCTGACCGGTCCCGGTGGCAAGACCGTCACCCACCTGATCCCCGGCGTGCACCTGCCGACCTCACTACACCTGCCCATCCACCCCGACCAGGCCAGCACCGACGAGCATCCGGCCGGGCCCGGCGTCCACCTGTACGCCCCGCACGGCGCGGCCCGCGACGTGTTCACCGCCGACCAGGACGAGGTCCTCCTCTCAGGCCCCGCGGGCACCGGCAAGAGCCGGGCGGCCCTCGAGTTGCTGGGCCTCCTCGCCCTCGCCTGGCCTGGGATGCGCGGCCTGATCATCCGCAAGACCCTCACCTCCCTCGGGTCCACCGCGCTGGTCACCTGGCGGGAGAAGGTCATCCCCGAAGCCCTCGAAGCGGGGCTGGTCCACTTCTACGGCGGCTCCCAGCAGGAGGCCGCCGCCTACCGGTACACCAACGGGTCCGCCATCAACCTCGGCGGAATGGACAAATCGACCAGGGTGATGTCCTCCGATTACGACTGCGTGGTCGGCGGGACCGTGGTCGAGAGCCCGTCGCCGATCGAGCGGTGCTACTCCCGGCCGTACTCAGGTCAGCTCGTCACCATCACCACGGCCGCTGGCCACGAGCTCACAGGCACCCCGAATCACCCGGTACTCACCGATCAGGGATGGGTCGCGCTCGGCCGCCTGCGCGAGGGCGATCACGTAGTTAGCCGCATCCGGCGAGAGCCATTGTCCGCGCGGGCCGATCCACACATAGCAGACCAGCCAGCCCCGATCCGCGAGGTAGCGCGTGCGCTTGCGTTCTCGGCTCGCAGCTCGGGACGCGCCGAGCGGGTTGAAACCGTACCGATGGACTTCCACGGCGACGGGGGGCACAGCTATGTCGATGTTGTAACGACCACACGCCTGTTCCAGGACTGGGATCGCCCCTCGCTCGACCAGCCAATCTCGGACCTGTATCGCACACGGCGAGACCTTGAGCAGGCCGCGTTGATGAGTAATCGAACGTTCGCTCAACTCATCGGGGGACTTGACGCGGCCGACGGCCTTTCGTCGAGTAGCGTCCCGCCCGAGCTGGCGCATCCGCTCACGGTTGGCCTCAGAACGACCCCAGATCTCGGCGGTGCGCTGACGACCCTCGGCGAGATTGCGCTGCCACTCGGGGTCAACCCGCATCCGCGCCTGTCGCTCGGCAAGGGTGTCCGCGGGAGTGCGCCAGGCAATGCCCCGGGCGGTCATCTCCCGCTTGAACCGGGGCACGCTGACGCCGATCGAAAGAGCGATGATCGACAGCCGACCCTCGCGGGCGAGGTAGCGCTGGATCGCATCGTCAAGATCAGCGTCGCTGACGCGGGACGGGGCGGGCACGTCTACAACCTCCAGACGGTTGAATCCTGGTACTACGCCAACGAGATAGTTTCTCATAACTGCGTGTTCGTCCAAGAAGCGATCGAGCTGACCACCGACAACTGGGAGGCCCTCACGACCCGGCTCCGGAACGCGCGTACCCCGGTCCAGCAGCTCCTCGCGGACACCAACCCGGACAAGCCCACCCACTGGCTGAACGTCCGCTGCGACCGGGGCGACACCCGGATGCTCCACTGCCGGCACTCGGACAACCCGACCCTCGTCGACCCGGCCACCGGCCGGCCCACGGTCGCGGGCGCCGCCTATCTGGCGAAGCTGTCCCGGCTGACCGGGGTCCGGAAGGCCCGGCTCGAACGGGGCCAGTGGGTCGCCGCCGAAGGGATCATCTACGACGGGTACGACCCTGCGATCCACCTCGTCGACCGGTTCGAAATCCCAGCCGACTGGACCAGGTGGATCGTGGTGGACTTTGGCTTCACGAACCCCTTCAGCGCACAGTGGTGGGCCGAGGACGGCGAAGGCCGGCTGTGGATGTACCGGGAGATCTACCACACAAGACGGCTCGTCGAGGACCACGCCCGGACCATGCTCGCCCAGATGCGCGACGGCGACGGCGTCTGGCTGGAGCCCCGCCCCACCGCGGTGATCTGCGACCACGACGCCGAGGACAGGGCGACCCTGGAACGGCACCTGGGCATGTCCACGCAGGCGGCACACAAGACGGTCAAGGACGGCATCCAGGCGATGCAGGCCCGGCTCCGGCCAGCCGGTGACGGGAGGCCCCGCCTGTACATCCTGCGGGATTCGCTGGTCGAGCGGGACCCGGAGCTCGAGGAGGCGAAGAAGCCGACATGTCTGGTGGAGGAGCTGCCCGGCTACGTGTGGGACCCGGGCGCCGCGCAGGCGGGGCAGGAGAAGGCGACGAAGGAGACGCCATTGAAGGTGGACGATCATGGATGCGACTGCGCACGGTATCTGTGCGCCGAGCGGGATCTCGGCGCCAGGCCGCGAGTGAGGTGGATGTAATGGGGAGCGACCGTGGGGGCATCCCGGTGAGCGGGCGATGGGGTACGTGGACTTTCTACGCGCAGGTCCCGGTCGAGCAGCGCGGCCGGTCGGCCATCACCGACCTGCTGCACGCCCAAGCGGTGGCGTTGGCCAAGGAGCAGGGTGTCCGCCTCGGTGGCGGGCCTCCGGGGAATCCGACGCTGGACCTGCCGCCGACCCCGCCGCGGGGTGACTGGACCCGGATCGACGCGCACCTGTTCGAGGTGCGGCTGAGCTACTCGGCCTGGATCACTGGCACCGAGGCGGTACCCCGATGAACGACCAGAGGCGGTTCTCCCTCGCCCAGCGGATGACGATCGAGCTCTGGCGAGAGATGGGGCCGGGTCTGCGGGAGATGGTGCTGGACGCGATGTGGGAGCAGGCGTGCCTCGACCAGGCGGCGGTCCCCGATGGGCGGCCGTGGCGGGGGCACACCTTCGCCCGGTACGTCGCCACCCCGGACGGCCCGGTCCAGGTTCCATGCGAGGAGGCCGACGCGGACATGGTGATCGTCAGGTGGACGGCGACCGTCCGGGACGCACTGGAAGAGGCACTGGAGGCGACACTGTGACCCGCACCACCAAGCTGCCGACCCACCAGGATCCCGACTGGGACACCAGCCGGCCCGCGTGGATCGCCTGGCTCCAGACGGTCGGCATCAACCCGGCGACCATCCCCGTGGGTGCCAGGGTGACGGTGGACGATGAGGCGGGGACGGTCACGGTGCAGGTCCTCGCGTCGCGGCACGGCCGCCCCTACATGGACGTCGACACCGGTGAGCCTGCCGTGGAGGACCTGACGGTGCAGCATCATGGGCCGGTGGCCCCATTCCCTGAGTCCCCGGAGCCGACCCTGGCTGAGCACATCCGGGCCCATGGCTGACCTGGTCGGGTTCCTGCGCGCCCGCATCGACGCGGACGAGGCGGCTGCCCGGGCGGCGACGGAGGATCCCGGCATGTCGGCCGAGTGGTATGAGCAGACCAGTGGCTGTCTCGACATTGGGCTGCCGAACCATGGCGGACAGGACTGGACCGATTACGTGTGGCCCCAGGGCGACAGTCGCGTGACGCGGTACATCGCCCGGTGGGATCCGGCCCGGGTGCTCGCCGAGGTAGCAGCGAAGCGGGCGATCGTCGACCTGTGCGCACAGTGGCTCTCTTACGGTCCGATCAAGGATTGGGAGTTGGACCGGGTGGACGCGGCCCTTGTTGACGCAGCGCCGGACCTGCTGCGGCAGCTGGTCCAGCCGTACGCGGATCATCCGGATTTCGACCCGACCTGGAGGGACGCGTGAGCGGCCGTGCGGCGCCACCGTCGCCGCTGGAATGGCACCCCGCCTACCGCAGCAAGACATGGCTGATTGGCTGGCTGGATGGGAACCGCCCAGACCTACCGTCTGACCACCTGCAGATCCCGTTCGTCCCGGCCGCGTCCTTCACCGCTCCGGTGACCGAGATGACGGTCAAGGTCCACCAGCTTCACCGGGAGAGGTTCTGGGGGCCTGCGCCCTACGTCGGGCACCCGTTCGTTTACGCCTGGTATGCCGCGGTCGATGACCTGGGGCGGTGGATCGCGGCGGACGCGAGGCGGATGTACGACGGCCATCGGTGCACGATCCGGGACTGCGGGTGCCGGATGCCCGCCGGGGCGATGAGCACCCTGTGACCCGACGCCCGAACCGGCACCCCCGCTGGCGGCTCGCCCGGCAGCAGGTGTCCCGCCGCGCCCACCTGGCCTGGCGGGACCGGATCGCCCCCTACGGCCTGGCCGTCGCCGGGCTCACGCTGGCTGCGGTGGGCGGGTTCGCGGTGTTCGGCCGGTGGGGGTGGTTCGCCGCCGCCGCCGCCGTGCTGCTGCTGGAGTACCGGATCCACGAGACCCCGTCGTCGGCTGGCCCCAGCTCTGGCGGCGGGTCGGGGCTGGGGTTGTGGCAGGTCGCGCTCGGCGGGGCGCTCACCGTCGCGGGCGGTCTGGTGCTGGTCCTGGCGAAGGCACTGCTCCCGAACTGACGGCCGGGGACCCCCGGGTCAGTCGTGGTCGCGGATCCTCAGCGACTCCAGCAGGTCCGCCCGCAGCACCCGCGTCCACCGCCCCACCGGCACCGTCCGGAACGGGCACGTCCCCCGCCGGATCATGTCGTACGCCGCCGCCTTGCTGATCCCCCACGCCTCCGCCGCCGTGTCGACGGACATGACGGCCGGTAACCCCAGGACGTCCTGCCGGGACATGCCCCGACCAGCCCGCGTCCTGCCCGGCCCATCCGCCACACCGACACCCCCAACCCCAGTCCATCCGGCACCACCCCAGGCCCCGGACCTGTCCAGCCCGGATGCTACTGGTCCTACCCGGGCGGGGTATGTCCAGCCGGCGAAAACCGGTACCACGAGTCCAGGTCAAACCGGCTGGTAGGGGACGTAACTTCCGGCCCTGATGGATGCCGTCCTGGGTCGGGTCGCGTACGAGGCGTACTGCGCGGCGTCCGACCACAAGTCCCTGGTCTCGGGTGCGCAGCTCCCGGGCTGGCCGGACCTGACCGCCGACATCCGCCAGGCATGGAACGACGCAGCCGACGCCGTCACCGAAGCCGGCCGGAGGGACTGACGTGCGGTCCCTCATCGGCGGCATCCTCGACCGCGCCCCCGTCCCCTACACCACGGGACGGCAGAACGCGTTCACCGCCCCGGGCGGCGGGGGAGGGGGCCGCACCGCCCAACTCGCCGCCATGGGCGCGACGGGCACCCTCCATGCGATCGTCTCCTCCCTCGCCTACGACACCGCCGCCGTCGACTGGCACCTGTACCGCACCCCCGCCCCCGGCACCCCGGACGGCCAGCGGGAGGAGGTGACCCGCCACCTCGCCCTCGACGTGTGGAGCAAGCCCAACACCTTCTTCCACCGGCAACTGTTCGTCGAAACGTTCCAGCAGCACCTCGACCTGCCCGGCGAGGCGTACTGGGTGGTCGTCAGGGCGGGGTCGATCCCGCTGGAACTGTGGCCGGTCCGCCCGGACCGGATGGAACCCGTCCCCTCCGTGAAGGACTACCTGAAGGGCTGGGTGTACACCGGCCCCGGCGGGGAGAAAGTGCCACTGGACCTCGACGAGGTCATCCAACTGCGGCTGCCGGACCCGATGGACCCGTACCGGGGCCTTGGCCCGGTCGGGACGATCCTCGCGGACATCGACTCGGCCCGGTTCGGCGCCGAATGGAACCGGAACTTCTTCCTCAACTCCGCGCAGCCCGGCGGGATCATCAAGGTCGACAAGCGCCTGTCGGACGACGAGTTCGACGAGATGCGTGACCGGTGGCGGCAGCAGCATCAGGGTGTCGCCCAAGCCCACCGGGTCGCGATCCTGGAGCAAGGCGAATGGGTCGACCGGTCCTACTCGGTGAAGGACATGCAGTTCACCGAACTGCGGAACCTGTCCAGCGAGCGGATCCGGGAGGCGTACCGGTACCCCAAGCCGATGCTCGGCACCACCGAGAACGTGAACCGGGCCAACGCCGAGGCAGCCCGGGTGATCTACGCGACGGGCTGCCTCGTCCCCCGCCTGGAGCGGATCAAGCTCGCCTTGAACGGGTTCTACCTGCCCATGTTCGGGACGACGGGGAAGGGCGTCGAGTTCGACTACGACTCCCCGGTCCCTGAGGACGAGGTGCTGGAGCAGACCGACCGCACCAGCAAGGCGACCGCGTTCTCGACATACCGGCAGGCCGGTGTCTCCGCCCGGTCGGCTGCCCGGGTGGTGGGTCTGCCTGATGACCTGGAGATGGACGCCGCCCCGGCCCCGACGGCGGCGCAGCCTCCCCAGGACGGCGGGCCGCCGGTGACCCCGACACCGGCGGCCCGCCACCCCCGCGATGACCGTGCGCTGACGATGGCGCTGGCCACCAGCCAGACCCTCGCCGACGCCGTCCGGACCGCCCTCACATACAGTGCGCCCGCCGCCCGCCGGCATGCCCGCGACGACGCTGGTGCGCCCCGGGCTGCCGCGGTCCTGCCCGAGGCGCCCGGTGACGGTACCCCCGCCGAGATGCCTGCCGGCACCGGCCCGGACCTGACCCCCGTCCAGGACTCGTGGCAGGCCGCGCTGGACGCCCTGCTCGCCACCTGGGCCGGCTACACGGCAGCGCAGAAGACGGCCCTGGTCGAGCAGGTCAGGCAGGCCGTCGCGGCCGGCGACGTCATCGCCCTCACCGGCCTGCACGCCGCGTCCCTCGACGCAGCCGCAGCCCTGGAGGACGCGATGGTCGCCCTCGCCGCGGATGCTGCCGGGCAGGTCGTCGCGGAGGCCGCCGCGCAGGACGTCACCATCAGCACCGGGACGGTCCAACGGTTCGGTCTCGCGGCGACCGCGCAGGTCGCCGCCGCGTCGCTGGCGGCCGGGCTGGCCATGTCCGCAGGCAGGGCCGCGCTGCGCTCCTGGGGCCCCGGCTCCACCCCCGACCAGGTCACCACCGTGGTCACCGAACACCTCGACCTGTTGACGGATGCGCAGGCGGAGGACGTCCTTGGTGGCGCGCTGACGCAGGCGCAGCACGAGGGCCGCCTCGCCACGATCACCGCCGGACCGTCCGCAGCGCTATACGCGAGAGAAACGCTCGACCGCAATACGTGCGGCCCCTGCTCCGCGGTCGACGGCCGGTGGCTCGGCAACAGCGACGACCCGCTGCGGCCCTGGCTGCTCACGTACCCGATCCGCGGCTACCTCGACTGCTTGGGCCGGGACCGCTGCCGAGGTCAGGTAGTGGCCACCTGGCGAGGTGGATCCGACTGGACGAAGTGGATCGAGAAGCAGCCTGTGCAGAGAGGTGACGGCTGATGCCTCCCGTGAGCCTGCCCGCGACGCCCCGCCCGGCGACAGCCCGGCCACCCGCACCCCACGCCCGCGCCGCCAGCAACGACGAGGCGGGCCGGTCGTGGTACCGGATCGAGAACGCCAGCAAGGACGAGGCGGAGATCTGGATCTACGACACGATCGGCGGCTGGGGCGTCTGGGCGTCGGAGTTCGTCGACGACCTCCGCCAGATCGACGCAACCCGGATCACCCTGCACCTCAACTCGCCCGGCGGGGACGTGTTCGACGGGATCGCGATCGCGAACTCCCTGATCGAGCATCCCGCCACGGTGACGGTGAAGGTCGACGCCCTCGCCGCGTCGATCGCGTCGGTGATCGCCCTGGCAGGGGACCGGGTGATCATGGGCCGCGCCGCCCAAATGATGATCCACAACGCGTCTGCCTGCGCCTGGGGCGAGGCGAAGGACCTGCGGGCCATGGCCGAACTCCTCGACAAGATCACCGGCGTCATCGCGCAGGTCTACGCCGACCGCACCGCCACCCCCGTCGACGGCTGGCGGGCGGCGATGGACGCCGAGACCTGGTACACCGCCGAGGAAGCCGTCGAGGCGGGCCTGGCCGACGAGGTCGCTGCGGTCCCGGCCAAGGACGGGGCGAAGGCCCGGGCTGCAGCGGCACGGTGGGACCTGGCTGGGATCCAGGACACGGGCCGGGTCGCGGCGGTCCTGTCCGCGCTGCCCGCACCCGCCCAGACCCCGGATGGCGACGGGTTCGATGCCGCCTGGGACCCGGCGCTGCTGGCCAGCGCCGTGTCCGCCACTGCCGGGTTCGCCGACGCCTGGGACCCGGACGCGGTGGCGTCCGCGATCACCGCAAGTGCCACCGAGATGCCCGCGATCCCTGCCCCGGTGCCGGTCGTCCCGGACCCGGGGTCCGCCCCGGCCGCGGCCGAGCCGGAGCCGGAGGCGGAGGGGGAGTCCCTCGCCGATGTGATCCGTCAGGCGATCGCGGCGATGGCCGAGACCGCCCCCGCCGTCCCCACCCCGGCCCCGGCCGACGCCGCACCAACGGTGCCCGCACCCCAGGTCGCCGACCCGCCAGCCGAGCCGGCGCCGGTGACCCTCGCCGAGCTGTTCCACCACGCCGTCGCGCTCGCAGCCGACGACGCGCCCATCCCCACCCCGACCGCCCGCATCCCCGCCCAGCCCGTCGACCCGGACCTCGACCAGTACGTGATCGACCAGGACGTGTTCATTACGGCTCTAGAGAAAGCGTGGTAAGCCGCATGCCCGCACCGACGGTCGAGCCGAAGCGGCTCACCATCCCCACCACCCCGGCCGAGCTCGAGGCGATGCTCCAGGACCCGAGCAAGATGAAGGACCTGTTCACAACGAACAAGGACCAGTTCGGTGAGTTCATCAGCAACTACGCGAAGACGGTCCTGGACAAGGACCAGTCCGTCGCGACGCAGGTGAGGGAGGAGACGCAGCGGGTCGTCGCCAGCTTCCTGAAGGAGCACCGGCAGGAGGACCTGATCCGCCCGAACCTGGCCCCCGGCGATCCGCTTCCGATCCCCGTGCAGCGCAACGCGATCCACAACCCCAAGGCCATGGGCGCGAAGATCGACAACGAGTTCAAGGGCAGCGCGGACTACTTCAAGTCCATCTGGCACCTGTCGCAGCGAGACGCGCAGGCGCAGGCGAGGATCTCCCGCGTCCGGGCCGCGTTCGACTCCACGGTGCCGTCCGAGGGTGGGTTCTTGATCCCGGAGACGCTCCGCGCCGAGCTGCTGCGCGTCGCCCTGGAAACGGCGCTGATCCGGCCCCGCGCCCGCGTCATCCCGATGGAGTCGCTGCGGGTCCCGTTCCCCGCGATCGACGCCACCTCCAACGCGTCCAGCGTGTATGGGGGGATCGTCTGCTACTGGACCGAAGAGGGCGGCGCCCTCACCGCGTCGCAGGCGGCGTTCTCCCGGATCGTCCTCGAAGCGAAGAAGTTGACCGCCTACACCGAGGTGCCGAATGAGCTGATCAGCGACAGCGCGATCAGCTTCGAGGCGTTCATCAACCAGATCTTCCCCGAAGCGTTGGGCTTTTACGAGGACGACGCGTTCATCAACGGCACCGGCGTCGGGATGCCGCTCGGGATGCTCGACGCCGGGAACACGTCCCTGGTGGCGGTGGCCGCCGAGGCGGGGCAGCCGGCGACCACGGTCGTGTGGGAGAACATCGTGAAGATGTTCGCCCGGATGCTCCCCTCCAGCCTGGGGCGGGCGATCTGGATCGCCTCCATCGACACGTTCCCGGAGCTGGCCACCATGGCCCTGTCTGTGGGGACGGGTGGCTCCGCGATCTGGCTGAACAATGGTGTGTCTGGGCCGCCGATGTCGATCCTCGGCAGGCCGGTGTACTTCACGGAGAAGGTCCCGACGCTGGGCACCGCCGGGGACATCAGCTTCGTGGACCCGGGGTTCTACCTGATCGGTGACCGGCAGGTCATGTCCGCGACGTCCTCGCCGCACTACAAGTTCGCCAGCGACCTGACCGCCTACAAGATCATCGAGCGGGTCGACGGTCAACCGTGGATCAAGTCGCCGATCACCCCGAAGAACGGCGGCTCCACCCTGTCCCCGTTCGTCCAGATCGCGACCCGCTCGTGACGCCGGTCCCGACGGTCGGCCGGACCGTCCACTACACGCTGACCGAGGCGGATGCCGAGGTCATCAACCGGCGCCGCTCGGACGCCAGCCTGAACCTCCGCCAGACCCAGGAGGCCAAGTCCGGGTTCGTCGCGCACATCGGGAACTCCGCCGCGGAGGGTCAGGTCTGCGCTGCGGTCATCGTCCGCACCTGGGGGGAGACCCCCGAGTCGGCAGTCAATCTCCAGGTGCTCCTCGACGGCAACGACGTCTACTGGGCGCCCAGCCGCTCGGTCGGCGATGGGCCCGGGCACTTCGCCTGGCCCCAGCGCTCCTAACACTCTCGGCCGAGCGTGCTCGGGGCCGTGGCCCGGCCCCGAGCACGCGGTAGGCCCAACCTAACCGTGACCGACCTCGGGCGGGCATTCAGACCCCCGCCCGAGGACACGACCTGGACGGCATTCACACCCCAACAGGAAGGCCCCTCCCGTGGAAGCGCTCGGACGGCTCTACAACCACATCCATCTCGCGGATGCGGTGTACATCAACGCGAAAGCGGGCGGAACCATCGCGTTCCTCTGCTACCTGGCGGGGGCAGCGGGGGACACGTACACCCTGACCGAGGCCAAGACCGCAGCCGGCGGATCGCCGCAGGTCCTGGCCTGCATCACCCGCTACTACACGTGCACCGGCACCGGCGTCGACACGTGGACGAAGCGGACCCAAGCGGCCGGGTCCACGGTGATCACCGCCGCGGCCGCCACGCAGAACTGCATGGTCGTCGAGGTCAACCCCGACTCGATGTCCGACGGGTACAGGTACCTGAAGCTCGCCTCGACCGGTGCCGGCCTGGTGACGGTGATGGCCCTGGACCTGAAGACGCAGCGGGCTCCGGGCAACCTCGCCGCGTTGGGAGCCTGACATGACGACAATGGTTGACCAGACATCCATCCGCAAGGTCGTCCTCGGCGAGCGGGTCGTCGGGAAGCTCCAGACGATCTCCGGCGCAGCCACCCACCAGGTGTTCACCGTCGCCGGCGGGCAGGTCCTCATCACCGCGATGTGGGGCGTGTGCACGGTCGAGATGGCCGGCGCGAACACGATCAACGTCCAGACCGACCCGACCACCGGTGACACGGTCGTGATCGGGACCGCGGTCGACCTCGGGACCACGAACACGGCGGCCGGGACGGTCATCTGCGGGCAGGCCGCGACCGCTGCCGCGCCGGCCCTGGTCAAGGGGTCCGGGCAGCCGCTCAGCTTCGTGGCCACGATCGGTGAGGTCGAGTCGGTGGCCACTGAGGCCACCGCTGACGGCGCGATCCAGTGGTACTGCACGTATGTGGCGCTGACGACAGGCGCCACGGTCACGGCCTCGGCCTGACCCGGGGGTCACCTCCACGGTCCCGGCGCCTGGGTGACCGGGCCCGGATCGTGGAGGCCAGCCATCAGCAATCGACAGGGGAGAGGGAGGGGGGACCGCCGGGATGTTGTGGACCTGCATAGCGTGCGGGACCAAGTTCGCGGTCGGGCTTCCGCGGTGCCCGCACTGTCACCGGAGGCGACGTTTCGAGGAGGGCCAAGGGATGCCGAAGATCACAGCGCATGGTGGGGCCAGCAACGAGTCCGCCGAGGACGCCACCGCCGCACCCGACCCGGTGGAGGTCATCCCGGTGCCGGAGCCTGCCCCGGCCGCGTCCGCCGCGGTGGAGGCCGAGGTGAGCGACCAGGCGGACGGCACGGACGCCGCGACCTCCACCGTCAGCCCCGACCCCGAGCCGGCCCCGGCCCCGGAGCCCGAGGACAACCCCGGTCCTGAGCCGGAGGCGAAGCTCGCCGTCCCGGCCCGAACCCGCCGCCGATCGACCACGCCGAAACCCTTCTGACCGTCGTGGCCGGCAGCTGGGACGGACTCCTGTCGATCCTCAAGGAGGCCCGACAGGAAGGCGAAGCCGGCAGCCGCCGGCGGCCCGTGTCCTGCCCTGACGACGGCACCCTCCTGGTCGCCGGCAAGGGCGGGGCCCTGCGGTGCCCGTTCTGCGGCAACGAACCCTGACCCTGCCTGCCACCTGACCCCAGCCAGCCCGAGCCGTGAGAGGAGGTGACCGGCGATGAGCCTGCCGGTGTACGCGACCCGCGAGCAGGTCAAGGACGCCCTCGACCTGAAAGACACCGCGCGGGCGAACCGCCGCATCGACGACGCCATCGCCGCCGGCTCCCGGGACGTGGACCGGCTGTGCCACCGCATCTTCTGGCCCCAGACCGGATCCAGGACGTTCGACTGGCCGCACCCCACCCAGGCCACGCCGTGGCTGATCTGGCTGTCCGAGGGTGTCGGGGACCCGCCGATGCCCGACCTTGCGACCCTCACCGGCCTGGTCTCGGGCGGTGCGGCGATCCCCACCACCGCGGCGCTCCTACGCCCGGATGAGGGCCCCCCGTACACCCGCCTGGAGATCGACACATCCACCGCCTATGCGCTCGGGTCTGGGCCGACATGGCAGCGGGCGATCACCGCTACCGGCGTCTGGGCGTACAGCCTCGACACTGCTGCGGCCGGCCAGCTCGCGGAGGACCTCGACGCCGCTGAGACCGCCGTGGACGTGACCGACTCCGGCAGTATCGGGGTCGGGGACCTGGTCCTGGCCGGCACCGAGCGGATGCACGTGACCGGCAAGACGATGGCCGACACCACCCGGACCGTCGCCGGCGCCGGGCTCGCTGCCTCAACTGCCGGGCAGGCCCTGACCGTGTCGGCCGGGACCTGGTTCGTGGGGGAGACGCTCCTGATCGACAGCGAACGGCTGTACGTGGACGACGTGGCCGCCACGACGCTGGTGGTGCGCCGCGGCTGGGACGGAACGACGGTCGCCGCCCACGCGGCGGCCACACCGATCTGGGCGCCGCGGACCCTGACCGTCGAACGCGCCGCTGCGGGCACGACCGCCGCGACCCACACCTCCGGCGCCGCCCTGACCCGGCATCTGCCACCCGGACTGGTCAACCAGTACGTGATCGCCCACGCGTTGGATGCGCTGGAACAGCAGGCATCCGGGTACGCCCGGACCGTCGGCTCGGGAGACAACACCCGGCCGGCACCCGGCCGGGCCCTGTCCGACCTGCGGGACCGCGTGTACGCCGCCCACGGCCGGAAGGCGCGGGTGCGGTCCATATGAACATCGACCTGGAGGTGACCCTGCGGGGGCCGATGTTCGACGGCCGCGCCGCCGCCGAGCTCGCCGACCTCGCCGCCGACGTCGCCAGCGTGGTGGTCGACCAGGCGTCCGCCGAATGGCACCGTCTCCTGGACGCCAACATCCAATACCCGACCCCGTACTACGAGACGCAACTGCTGCGCACCAGCAGGGGCCTGGCTGAGGTCGTCACCGACCGGGGCATCGTCTACGGGCCGTGGCTGGAGGGCACCAGCCGGCGCAACCAGACGACCCGGTTCAAGGGCTACCACTCCGCCCGCGACGCCACCGCCGCTGTCGTCGAGCAGATCCCGGCGCTCGCCGCGCCGGTCGTGGCCCGGCACCTGGCGGCCATCCGATGACCGCCCTCGATGCTGCCGGGCTGCACGCCGCGGTCATCGACCACGCCGCCACCCTGGGTCTGTTCGATCGGGTCGCCGGGCACGAACCGTCGAACGCGCCCGGCCGGGGCCTGTCCTGCGCGGTCTGGGTCGACGACCTGCGGCCGCTGCCGCGCCGGTCCGGCCTCGCGACGACGTCCGCGCGGCTGGCGTTCCTGGCCCGGGTCTTCCGGCCCCTGCCGGCGGTTGTCGACGGGGACCGGGTGGATCCGGAGATCCTCGCCGCCGCGTCCGCCCTGATCGGCTCCCTGATCGGCGACCTGGACCTCGGCGCGAGCGTGGAGGTCGACGTGTTCGGCGCCCACGGCCCACCCATCGCCGCCAAGCCCGGCTACCTGACCCAGGACGCCGCCGTCTACCGGGTGATCGACGTGACGATCCCGCTGATCGTCGACGACCTATGGCCCCAGGCCAGATAGGAGGCGGTTCCTATGAAATCCAGCGGAATGGGCGACAACCTGTACGTGGCCGGGTTTAACCTGTCCGGCGACACCCAGCAGCTGAAGCGGGTCTCCGGGTCGGTCGCCACGCTCGACGTCACCGGCATCGACAAGACCGCCCACGAGCGGATCGGCGGCCTACGCGACGGCGGCATCGACTGGACCGCCTACTTCAACCCGGCAGCCGCACAGGCACACCCGGTCCTGTCGGTGCTGCCGACCACCGACGTCCACGTGATGTACGCGCGGGGCACGCTCCTCGGCAGCCCGGCCGCGGCGATGATCGCCAAGCAGGCCAGCTACGACCCGACCAGACCGACCGACGGGTCCCTGACCCTCGACGTCCAGGCGCTGGCCAACGGGTACGGCCTGGACTGGGGACAGCTACTGACGGCAGGGCAGCGGACCGACACCACCGCAGTGGCCGGCACCTCAGTGGACCTCACCGACGTCACCACCGCGTTCGGGTGGCAGGCGTACGTGCAGGTGTTCTCCGTGGCCGGCACCTCCGTGACCGTGACCCTGGAGGACTCCGCGTCCGCCGGGACCGGGTTCGCGACACTGGCCGGCGGGACGTTCACCGCCGTAGCCGCACCCGGGCCAGGCGTGCAGCGTCTGCAGGGCGCCCGGGACGCCACCGTCCGCCGGTACGTCCGCGCCGTCACCAACGGCGCCTTCACCAGCGCGGTGTTCGCTGTCATGTTCTCCCGGTGCCGGACGGCGGTGGCGTTCTGATGACCGTGCCCAGCCCGGAAGGGCAACGGATCCAGCCGTTGCTGCCCGCGGCGGCGATGCAGACCTACCAGGTCGTCTCACCGCTGGCCACCCACTGGCGGCCCGCGACCTGCGCGGAGGTCGGTTGCGAGCACCACCAGCACGGCTGGGCCACCACCATCCTGCCCGGCTCCCTCGACGAGGGCACGATCCGGTCCTCTGGCCGGCGGTGGGTGGTCGAGGAGCGGACCGAGGACGGGTTCCTGCGGTTCGTGTTCCCGGCCGGGCAGCCGTGCTTCCGGGCGTCCACCCACCGGGTGCTGCTGGACCGGCAGGAGCTGTTCCTGCGCCGTGGCGGGGACTGGCGCGGAAACCCCACCGGTGAGGTCTACCAGCACACCCGCCCGGACGACTGGGTCGACGACTTCGGGACCCATCAGCAGCGCATCGCCGACCAGATCCAGAGAGGGTGACCAGCCATTAGCAAACAGTCCGGACTTTCGTGGACGACGCTGACAGTCGATGATTCGACGGGCACGTCCGCCACCGACGTCCGCAACGACATCACCAACTTCCAGTTCGCCACCCCCCGCGGGGTGCAGGACGTCACGGGCCTCGACAAGGCCGCGATGGAGCGGCTCCTACTCCTGGCCGACTTCTCCTCGACGCTGAACGGCGTCTTCAACGCAGCCGGGTCCCACCTGGTGTTCTCCACGATCCCCACCACGTCCGTTTCGCGGACGTGCATCTGGACGATCGCGTCGAAGACGATGACCGCCGAGCAGCTCCTCACCGACTACCCCCTGACCCGGTCGGCGTCCGGCGAGCTCACATTCGCGGTCCCCGGCGTCCTGGCCAACGGCACCCCGCCCACCTGGAGCTGATCTGACCATGGGTTTCGTGATGCCCGCCAACACCTACCGGCTGATCTTCGACCAGGACACCGATCTGGCCGGGTTCGAGGTCCGGCTGCGGGCACTGTCCGTGGACGACCTCCTGGCCCTCGCCCAGGCCGTCGCCGAGGTCGAGGACGCCGTCAGCGAGGTCGACCAGATCCGGCAGGTCGCACCGGTCGTGGACGTCCTCGCCGCCGGCATCCTGTCCTGGAACTTGCAGACCGAGGCCGGGGAGCCGATCCCACCATCCCGGCACGCGGTCGGCCGGCTCACCATCGCCGTCCTGACCCGGGTCGCACGCGAATGGATGACCGCCGCCGCGGGCGTCCCGGCCCCTTTGGGCGGCAGCTCGACCTCTGGGCCGCCTGCCCCGGAGGCGTCACTCCCGATGGAAGCGTTGTCCGGAAACCAGTCGAGCTGACCCGCACCGAGACGGTCCTCGCCCTCTGCCAGCGTTTCCACGCACTGCCGTCCGCTGTCTTGGCCGAGGACGCATCCCTGATCCGGCTGCTGCGGATCGAGCATCGAGGCCACCGGGAAGGAGGTGACACCGCAGAGTGAGCAACGACATCGAGATCGTCGTCAGAGGCCGCGACGACTCCGCCACGGCCTTCGCGTCCGCGGACGCGAAGGCGAAGAAGTTCAAGGCCGACCTGGCGCGGACGATCGACGAGCTGAACGCGAAGAAACTGAAGATCGACGCCGATGTCGTCGCCGCCGAGCAGAAGCTGGCCAGGCTCCGCGAGCAGGCGAAGACCGCGACCGGCGACGTCAAGGTCAAGGTCGACGCCGACATCGCCGCCGGCGAGGCGAAGCTGAAAGTGATGCACGCCCAGGCGAAAGACCTGGACGGTGAGGTTGTCCGGCTCCGCGTCGAGGTCGACAAGACGGGCGCGGACGGCGGGCTGCACCAGCTCGGCGAGGACGCCGCCAAGTCCGGGATGGAGTCGTCCGCGAGCTTCTCCCGCAACTTCAAGGCGGGGCTGATGCCCGGCCTGATCATCACCGGCGCGGTGCTCGCCGGGCCGCTGACCGCCGCCGTCGCCGGCGCGATCACAGCCGGTGGGGTCGCCGGGATGGCCGGCCTCGGCGGCTACCTGCAGAAGGACAACCCGGTCGTCGCGGACGCAGGCGCGTCGCTGGGCAGGGTCTTTGTCAACGGTCTCAGGCGGGCGTCGGCCGGGATGGCCGGGCCGCTCGCCGCCGGGATGAACATCCTGAAGGCCGGGTTCGTCCGGGACCTGCCTCAGATCCGGGCGGCGTTCGACGCGGTCGCGGGCGCGGTCGCGCCTCTCGCACGGGCCCTGGCCGAAACCGCCCATAACGCCCTGCCGGGGTTCGTGGCGATGCTGGAGAAGTCGGGGCCGGTCATCGACGCCGTCGCCGAGAACCTGCCGATGCTGGGCGCGGAACTCGGGAATCTGTTCGCCACATTTGCGGACATCGCGCCCGAGGCGGGGCAGGCGATCGAGGACCTGCTGGTCGTCATCATGGGGCTGGTCGAGGCGTTCAGGCGGCTATCCCTTGCCGGCGCCGGGACGGTCGACATCCTGCACGGCGACCTGGCCGAGGGACTCGACCTGATGGGCCGGGCCCTGACCGACGGGGTTGACGTCACCGACGGGATGGCAGCGTCCACCGGCAAACTCACCGGCGAGTTCAAGGGTCTGGACTCCTCGACCCAGCAGGTCAAGAAGTCGTTGCAGGCGTTGGCGAGCGAGATGCTGCAGCAGCGGGCGGACGTCCGCGGCTACGAGGCGGCGGTCGACGCGGCGTCCGAGGCGTTGAAGGAGAACGGGCGGACCCTGAACGTTCACACCGCGAAGGGCCGGGACAACCAGGCCGCGTTGGACGACATCGCCTCGTCGGCGATGCGGTGGCGGGAGTCGGTGCAGAAGGCGGGCGGGTCAACGGCGGCGCAGAACAGGATCCTCGCGCAGGCTCAGGGCCAGCTGACGGCGACGGGCCGCCGGTTCGGGATGACCCGGGCGCAGGCTGAGGCCTACGCGAGGGCGGTGCTGGGGATCCCGCGGCGGGTTGACACGACCGTGGTGATCACGGAGCAGTACCGGGCGGCTCGGCGGTCGACGTTCAGCCAGCAGGTCCCGCGGGCCGCCCGGGCGGCGGGCGGGATCGTCGGCGGCCCGGTCGGTCATGCGGCGGACGGGGGGATCCGGGGTGGGCTGACCGAGGTCGCCGAGCAGGGCCGGGAGCTGATCGAGGTCCCTGGCGGTGCCGGGGCGATGGCCCTTCCGCCTGGGTCGCGGGTCTGGTCGAACCCGGACAGTGAACGGATGCTCGCCGGGGCGTCCACCGGCAGGGGCGGGGGCGTGGCTCGGGTCGAGCTGGCCGTGACCGGCGCCGACCGCGAGTTCGCCGAGTTCCTGCGCCGGGTCCTGCGGGTCGACCCCGGCGTGCAGGCCGCGATCCGCGCGGCAGTCGCATGACCACCGGCCTGAAACACGAGCTGTACCTCGACGGCGCCTGGCGTGACATCACACCCGACGTGCGGCAGTCCGCGGACACGACGTGCAGTAGGGGCCTATCCGGGGAGGCGCTCGGCGGGACGGCGTCACCCGGGCAGTGCACACTCGTGGTCGACAACCGGGTCGGGGACTACACGCCCCGCAACCCTTCCGGGGCCTGGCACGGGTTCCTGGGCCGGAACACCCCGCACCGGATGTCCGTCGACGCCCTCGAGTCGCACCTGCTGGTCCTGCCGCAGGTCAATGCCGGCGCCAGCGTCCCGGACAGTGCCGCACTGTCGATCACCGGGGACATGGAGATCCGGGCCGACGTCCACCTCGACTCGTGGAGGCGGGAGCAGGACCTGGTCCACAAGTGGGACGAGGTCGCAGGGCAGAGGTCCTACAACTTCAGTGTCACCAGCGACGGCCGGCTTCGGTTCGTCTGGTCCGTGGACGGAGCGGCCGAGGTCGCCGGGACCGCGAATGCGGTGGTCCCGCAGCACACTGGCCGCCTGTCGGTCAGGGTCACCTACGACGCGGACTTCGGTGGCGTGAGGCAGTACCGGTTCTTCACGTCGCCCGATGAGGGTGTGGACGGGACGTGGACGCAGCTCGGCACTGACGTGGCCGGCGGCGCCACCGTCGTCCTGTTCGACGGCACGGCCGCGCTGCGGTGCGGCTGCGCCGCAGACTCCACGAGCTTCTTCTCCGGCCGTGTCTACAGTGCACGCCTGTACTCCGGGATCGGCGGGACCGTGGTCGCCGACGTGGACTTCCGGGCGCAGGCCGACGGCGACACCTCGTTCACCGGCGGTGCGGGAGAGACCTGGACGGTCAACGCCGGCGCCGAGGTCGTCGGCCGCGACTACCGGCACCACGGTGAGGTCAGCGAGTGGCCCGTCGCCTGGGACACGTCCGGGATGGACTGCACGGCCGCGGTCACCTCCGCTGACCCGTTCCGCAGGCTGGGCAAGGGCCAGAAGGCGCTGCGGTCCACGTACTACCGGGGGTGCGCCTCCACTGTCGCCGCGGTGACCGGCCTGCGGGCGTACTGGCCGATGGAAGACGCGTCGGGCAGCACGACCCTGGCGTCCGGTCTGCCCGGCGGGCCCGGGATGCGGGTCAACGGCGGCCCGGCGCTGGCCTCCGACCCGGACTCGTTTCCCTGCTCGGACGCGTTGCCGGTGTGGGCGGCCGGCGCGTCGGCCGCAGGCCCGGTCCCCGCCTATGCCTCCACCAACCAGGTCCAGGTCCGGGCCCTGGTCGCAGTCCCGACCGGTGGAGTCGCGGCCGGCACGCGCATGTGGACCGTCCTGACGACGGGCACCGTCCCCCGCTGGGAGCTGTCGCTGGCCACGACGGGGACGCTGTCGCTGACCGCCTACGACACCGGTGGCGCCGCCGTCGTGTCCTCCGGCGTCCTCGGGTTCGCGTTGAACGGCGCCCCGGTCCGCGTCCAGCTCGGCATGACCCAGAACGGTGCGGGGATCGACTGGAACGTCACGACCCTGGCGCCGGGCGCGGCGTCCGGCATGACCGTCGCCGGGAACCTGGCCGCCGGGACCGTCGGGCGCGCCACGTGGCTGGCCATCGCCCCGGACGCCGGGCTGGGTGGTGTCACCCTCGGCCAGGTCACCGTCCAGTCGGTGGCCACCAGCGTCTACGACCTGGCCGGCCAGCTCGCCGCCTACGACGGGGAGACCGCTGCGGATCGCGTCGCCCGCCTCGCGGGGGAGGAGTCGCTGGCTGTGGTCGTCCTCGGCGGCGGCCCGCAGTCGGTGGCGATGGGCCCGCAGCGGAGCCGGCCGCTGCTCGACCTGCTCCACGAGTGTGAGACCGCGGACGGGGGGATCCTGGCCGGCTGCCGCGACCGGCTCGGGATCCTGTACCGGGCGAGGGCGTCGATGGACTCCCAGGCCCCGGCGGTCACCCTGTCCCGGACGGGGGGTGACCTGTCCGCGCTGGCCATCACCGATGACGACCAGCAGCTCGTCAACGACCTGACCGTGACCCGCCTGGGCGGCTCGTCCTACCGGTACGCCCTGACGGTCGGCCCACTGTCGACGCAGGCCCCACCCGCAGGTGCAGGGCTGTACGAGGCGACGGTCACCCTCGGTCTGCATGATGACGGCCAGCTCCCGGACGCGGCAGCGTGGCGGGTGCATCTCGGCACGACCGACCTGCCGCGGGTACCGGACCTGGGTGTCGAGCTGACCCGCCCCCAGCTGGTGGCCGACGCCGCGCGACGGAAGGCGGTTGCGGGCGTTGAGATCGGCGACCGGGTGGACGTCACCGGGATGGCCAGCCAGTCCGCGCCGGACGACATGCCGCAGGTCGTGACCGGGATCCGGGAGACGATCACCCCGTTCCGGCGGGTCCTGGACTTCGCGTGCCGTCCCGCCCAGCCGTGGAACGTCGCCCGGGCGGGCACTGGGTCGCGGCGGGCGCCGGACGGCGCGACTGTGTCCGGCGCCCACACCAGCACCGCCACGGCCCTGACCGTGGCCGGCAGCGGCCCACTGTTCGGGCACGGTGACGGCGACTACGACCTGATGGTCGGCTCCGGGGAACGGGTCAGGGTGACCGCAGTGGCCGGCGCTTCCTGGCCGCAGGCCCTGACCGTCACCCGCTCGGTCAACGGCGTCGTCAAGGCGTTGGCCGGCGGGGAGTCCGTCTATCTGTTCGACCGCTGCTACTACGGAATGTGAGGTGTGGGAATGGTTCTGGCCGGTGAGGAGATCAAGGCATCCGACTTCGCGGACTTCGCGACGTGGACGCCGACCCTGACGAACCTGTCCAAGGGGACCACCGGGACGGTTGTCGCCAGGTGGCGCCAGTGGGGAGACCTGGTCCACTTCCGGGTGCAGGTCACGCTCGGAGGGACCGGGATCAGCCTGGCCAACCCACCACAAATAAGTCTCCCGGTTGCGGCGGCGGGCGACTACGTGACCGGACCGGCGGGGTTGTTCTCCGCCAGCCTGTTCGACAGCTCCGCGGGGACCGCGGGGCACTATCTCGCGAACGCCCGCCTCGTCGACACCTCCACCATCGGCTTGACCTACGGTGCCGGCCCGTCGGGCGGGATCACCAGCACGGTGCCGTTCACGTTCGCGGCCGGCGACGTGGTCACGGTCGTCGGCACGTATGAGGCTGCCTGATGGGTGTCCAGGTCGTCTCCCGGTCCGGTTGGGGTGCGCCGGCATGGGCGGGAGCCGTCTACCCCTGGCCGGACGCGGCCCGGCGGGAGTTCTTCGTGCACTACGAGGGCGGGACCCCGACGCGGGACACCGGCGCGGCGGCGATGCGGGCGATCGACGCCGGGCACCGCGCGAACGGCTGGTCCGGGGTCGGCTACAACCACGTGGTGTTCCAGGACGGCTCCGCGTGGGAGGGCCGCGGCTGGGGGCTGGTCGGCGCGCACTGCGAGGGCCACAACCGGTCCGGGTGGGGTTGTCAGATCCATGTCGGTGGCGGGCAGGTGCCGTCCCCGGCCGCGCTCGCCACGACACGGGGGCTGTACGAGCAGGCCTGCGAGCGTGCCGGCCGGCGCTTGACGATGCTCGGCCACAGCGACGGGTACGCCACCCTGTGCCCCGGCGAGCTGCTCTACGACTGGGTGCACGCCGGGATGCTGCTGGCGGCCACCACCACCGCCAGCATCAGTCCGATCGAGAAGGAGCCAGACATGATCATCGTGAACGTCCCCGGTGTCGCCGACTACCTGGTCGCCGGGTCCAGGCGGGTCCGGATCCCCGACCAGGCGACCCTCGACGCGTGGCTGAAGATCACCGGCCAGACCCGCGCGACCATCCCGAGACTGTCGGGCGACGACCTGCAGCTCCTCCCGGACGTCGCCGCGCCGGTCGCCACCATGGTCGACGTCGCAGCGCTCGCCGCGGCGCTCGCCCCGCACCTGGCCGGCGGCGTCGACCCCGCCGACGTCGCGCACCGCGTGCTGGTCGGACTGGGTGCCGCACTGCCGCACGCCTGACCGACCCAGCAACTTGGCCGGGGGGCCACGAGACCCCCAGGAGACCAGCCGATGTACATACCCGAAGAGGCATGGGCCGCGCTCGGCGTGATCGTCTCCGCGATCTCCGCAGGAGGCTCCGGGGTCGCCATCGCCCGGATCAACAAGACCGGGAAAAAGGTCGACGCTGCGTCCAACCTCGCCGAGGAAGCCCGGGACCTGTCCGAGCCCACCGGAAACGGCTACGCCAAGAAGACCGTCGGCCTCCTCGAGTTGATTCATGCGGAGGTCCGGGACATGCGCGCAGAGGCCATCGCGGACCGGGCTGCGCTGACCGGGCACCTCGCTGACCATGCACGGGCCAGCCTCTCCGCCGCCACGCAGAGGGCACGCCCGTGACGGGCACACTCGACGACGCCTACGAGCGGGGCCACCTCGCGGGAGAGATCGCCGCCCGCCTCGCCGGCCACGACCAGCACTTCGCCGACATCAACGGGTCGATCGCTGCCCTGGCCAGCGAAATGCACCAGCTGACGCTCGCCGTCCAGCGTCTCGGCGACCAGGCCGTCAGCAGGGACGCCACGGTCGTGACGACTGCGGCGGCACTCAAAGACGCTGAGGACGCACGCCGGAGCAAGGATGACCATTCCTGGTCGCCGCTGACCCGGGTCGCCACCGCTCTCGGCGCGCTGGTCGCGCTGGCGACACTCGTCAGCTACGCCTACCTGCTTAGGCAGGGTTGAGTTCTGAATCCACCTGCGCCCCCTGGGCGCACCAATCGAGAGGAAACTGATGACCACCAATCCCAGTCCTGTCCTTGTCCGTCCGGTCATTTCCTGGCCGTGGTGGCGTGACCTCGGCGAGCGCCTCGCCCGGCAGGGACTGCAAGCCATCGCACCCGTGCTGCTCGCGGTGACGGCGGCGGCCGGGCACGTCGACCTCGCGGCCACCGCGGTGACGATGGGCGGTGTCCTGGCCTTCACCGTCGTGAAGGGGATGGTCGTCGCGGTGGCGGAGGTGCCTGCTGTCACTGGTGGGGGAGTCCTGTCCCTGGCCTATTCCCGGGTCCTGCCGGCGTTCGCTGGGGTGGTGTTGGGGTTCCTGCCGCCGTCGTGGTCTGGGATGCTGGACGTGGACTGGCGGGCTGTTGTGGTCGCTGCGGTGGCGGCGGCTGGTACGGCGGCGGTGACAGCGGTGGTGGCGCCGGCTGTGCCGACTGTCGCCGGGCGTGCCGGGCTGACCCTCACGACCTGACCGGAGGACCTGATGGCGATCTACTACGCGGCCAGGCCGTTCGCGGCGAGGGCGGCGTCGTTCGAGATCGGGGACCCGGTCGACACGACGCTCTTGACCGATGACGAGTTGCGGGGGTTCGCGGCGGCGGGGGTGGTGGTCCGGGCCCGGTTCGTCGCGACGGCTGCCGCGTTGGCTGCCGCGGATTCGGTTGTCGGTCCGGGTGGTGTCTGCCTTGAGACGGACACGGGGGTGGTCAAAGTCGGTGATGGGGTCACCCGGTATTCGCTGCTTCCCGCGGCCCTGTCCGGCACGTATGCCCCGATGGTCTCTCCCGCATTCACCGGTACGCCAACCGTCAACGGCGTCGCGTTAGGTGGCGGCTCGGCGCTGTTCCCGGCCCGCCCGTCCGGGGTCGACCAGTCGTTTCGATTGAAGGCCGTGGGTACGGGTGCGACTGCTGTCGCATTGCAGCCGATAACGAACAACACGCAAGGGCTTTGGGGTTACCGGTTCACGTGCGGTACAGCGAGTACGAGTGCGTATATGATCAGCGGGCCCCTCGGGCACTTCGATATCACCCTGTCCCCGAACATCGTGGCGCAGTCGGGAAACACCCAAATCCTCGGGGTGGTTCCTTCCTGGGGGACGACACCGGCGACACCCCAGGCCCCCATGGCGATACAGATTGAATTCAACTACGGAAGCTCGCAAACCTGGGCGGTGAAAGCCACGAACACCGCTGGGTCGATCGTGACGATCGGCTCATTCAGCCAGACCGGGAATGCCGTTACCACAATCCGGGTCCGGCGCGACGCCGTCGGCTACCTAGTGGTGTTCACCAAGGCCGACGGCACGAGCACGACCTACCGACCCCGCTGTGCGGCGGACATCTCCACAACATACGACGGCCCATGCCGTCTCATCCTCGGAAAGATGGACAACGCGGTCGGCACCGTCACTCTCGAATTCATCATTCAGTCGCTAACCATGCAGCCCCTGGACAGCCTCACCCCGAGCCCCGCCGTCGAGGTTCCGATCATGGGGCCGCTCCGCGGCGGCAATGAGCTGCACGACGCGCTTCTGAACACCGAGATCAACCGTCTTAACGCCCGCTGCCGAGCAGCCACGGGGATCTTTCCGAATACCTGGTGGATCGCCCCTGCGACCGCCTACCAGAACTTCGGGATATTCATTTTCGACGCCTACTGGCTGCTTCCGTTCTTCCGGGACATCGGGGCCCTCGATCAGGCGCGCGGCCTACTCCTGAACGTCCTGGCCAACCCGCAGGCCGGGGGACGCCTCCCCGCCATCCTTACGGCGGCCGGACCAACCGATCCCGGGGGCGGCCGTGTCTGGTCTCAGGCACTGTTCTGCCAGTCGGCGGCAATCCTCTCCCACGACGGGGACACAAGCTGGTTCACTTACGCGACCCTGGCCAACCACCTCGCATGGTGGGAGGCGAACCGGAAGACCGGCCGCGGCCTATTTGTCATGGACAACGGGCAAGAACTCGGATGGGACGGCGCCATCGCAACCAACCCGAGCGGCACAACCAACGTCGAACCGAACCGGTTCGAATCGGTGATCGCGAACTGCCTGATGTTCGCCGAATACCGGGCCATGCAGGGGATCGCCGCCCAGCAGGCCAACACCACCGACGTGGCCATTTATGCAGGGAAGGCCGCAACCCTCAAGACCGCGATCCAGACCCATCTGTGGTCAGACTCCGGCGGATGGCTGTTCAACTACGACACGCAACTCGCCGCCCCGTCCCCGCACTATCAGGCTGACGCCATCTATGGTCTCTACTGCGGCGTTCTCGCGCAGGCGCAGGCGCAGGTTGTACGGAACCGACTGATGGATCCGAGTCATTTCCTCTCCAATTACGGCATCGCCACCTTGGACAAGACCGACGCTGCCTACCTCCCGTCCGGCTACACCACCCCGACCGCCTGGCAGACCAACTGGAACGGCCCGATCTGGGAGCCATCCCAGTACATGGCCGCGATCGGCCTTTTGCGTTACGGCTTCGGCACCGACGCCCTGGAAGTGGCACGCAGGGGTGCGAACCTGTACCCGGCCAACGCCGCGAATGCTGCGGCCAGCGCAATGATCGGCGAGTGGAATCACCCCGACACGGGCGCCGCAGACGCGCAAACGCATGTTCCATGGTGGGGGTGGAACCTGGTCGGGCTCCGCGCATGGCTTGACGTCGCCAGCAACTATGACCCATTCGCAGTGACCACTGCTGGCACGGTGCGGGACATCCAGCCCTACACCCGACCAATCGCCTGACCGCCCATACCGGCGGGAATCAAGCGAGGGCCCGACCAGCGTTGCGAGCGCTGGCCGGGCCCCAGCCCGCCTAGGCGTCCTCCAGCTCCGCGGCGACCCGGCGGTGCAGGCCGCGGACGGCGTCCCTGGACAGGCCCGGCAGCGCGACCGCGATCAGGTCCCGGACCTGCCGGTCGTCCAGCTCGGCGCCGGCATGGTCCAGGACGACCTGCCGGGCGACCGCCCGCGGCGACCGGTCGCCGTCCCCGACGCCAGCCCGCCTCAGAGCAGGGACGACCGGCACCGGGGCGTCCGGGGCCAGCCGGTCGGCCGGGCACGCAACCGGCCCAGGATCCGGCCGGTCGCCCTCCAAGATGGTGTGCGCCCGGAACGCGACCGCAGCGACCAGCGTCGCGGTCGCCGCAGCCAGCACCGGGGCAGGGACCGGCAGGGTGGACGCGAGCGCCCCGACCAGCGTCGAGGCGAGCGCTGCGCACATCGCCGCGGCCACATCCCGGCCCCTGCGGATCGCCAGGGTCAGATACCCGGCGGTCAGGACCGGGATCGCCCACGCCAGCGCATCCAGCCCGATCGTGGCGCCGTAGGCGTGCTCCCAGCGGGCGGTCACCGCCAGCCCGGCGAGCAGGACGACCGCCCGCAGCGCCCGGTCGACACCGGACGGAGCGGTCATGGTCCGACCGGTCGGGTGACCGGTGCGGCCGGTCACCGCAGGCCTGCCCGGGCCAGCCGCGACCGGTCGGCGCGGATCCCGGCCAACCGGTTGTACCAGGTCCGCTCCGACCCGCCCCACTGCCGGCGTGCCGTCCGGATGATCTCCGTGGTCGGTGCGCCCCGGTCGAGCTGCCGGCCGACCCATGCCCGCCAGCCCGGCTCGGCGGGGGCGTCGGTCGGGGCGTCCATCGCGACCGCGTCCGGGGGAGCCCACGCCAGGACCCGACGGGTGGCCGACCGCCACGACCAGGCGACGACCGGGCGGGCCAGGCGGACCGGTGCGACCGGCTCGCCGACCATGACCGCCGTGTCGGCGAACGCGTCGCGCCGGTCGCCGCCGACCGGCCGACCGGCCGCGACCGGTCGCGACCGCTGCAACTGCACTGCACCTGCAACTGCACTGCCTGACCTGCGGAAACGTGTGCCAGCCGACCGGAGCCGACCAGTGGGGGAGTGGCCCTGCCTGCCACTGGGGCGGGTCAGGAGCAGCCACGGCCGGACCCCCGCCGCGGCCAGCCACCACCCGGTAACCACCCCGATGAGCCCCCCACCGACTGCAAGGTCAGGGTCTCCCACCAGCCACGCCCCCGCGAGCACGACCGGCCGCCCCACCGTCGCCGGGGCCAGGGCCACCAGCAGGACGACCAGCAGCCACGCCTGGACCGCGATCCGACCACGTGGCCGGCGCATCGCCGCCCGCCGGGACGAGGCGAGAACCACACCGAGACCACCGGCAGCAGTGACCCACACGGCGGTGCCCGCGGCCATCACCGGACCGGGCACGTGCACCCAGCCCGGCCAGCCCGCGGCCGCGGACAGCCCGGCCAGGCTGACCGCGGCGGTGACGGTGGTCAGACGGTCGCGGGTCGCCTGGTGTCCGATGCCCCACCAGTCCAGGGCCAGCGCTGCAGCCGCGCCGGCCGCGCACGCCGATGCTGGGGTCGCGCACCCCCACGGCGCGGGGATCACCGGGGGCTCCGCAACGTCGAGGCGGCGACGAGGACCGCCATCACGCTGACAACGGCCAGCGCCAGGCCGAGGGCCACCCAGTCGCCCACGCAGCGTGGGCCACCCAGGTGGCCGAACGCCACCCAGCACCCGCCGGCCAGCATCCCGGCCGCGCAGGTGTTGACGGTCCGGTGCAGCCACCGTCCGGGCCGCGCCGGGTCCAGCCGGATCCGCCCATCGCCGTCGATGACGAGGCGGTCGAGGCCGGTCACAGCCGGCCTGCCAGGACCGCGGCCACGACCAGGATGAGGACCAGCACCGGGCCGGGGGTCGGCAGCGGCCCGGTCACAGGGCCACGTCCTCGGTCACGGCCAGGACGGCGAGCTGGGCGCGGATCGCGGCGCACAGCCTCCGCGGCCGGCCCGGGTCGGTGTCCCCGGCGGCGACGGCGGCATGCCAGGCCGCTGTGACGCGTGCAGCTGCGAGCGCCTGACGGGCGCGGGTGATGGGGGTAGGGTCGCTCATCGCGGGCCTCCTGTGCTAGCAGGTGGTCAGCCCCCTCGGGGGCTGGGCCCCCGGCTGGTGTTAGCGCACCGCGTCCGGGGGTCTCGTGCTGTCCCCAGGTCTATCGGCGCCGGCCGGGCCGACCTTGAGGGGGGAGGACCCGCGCGGGTCGCCTACCCTGGACTCGCCGCCGCGCACCAAGCCCCGCTCTGGATCGTGATGCCACCCGTGATCGTCCGCCACCCCCGCCACGTCACCGCCCTCGCACGCCTGCTCAGATCGGTCAGGTCGAGACACGGGTACGCCGCGGCCGTCGCAGCGGCTGGGCTGGTCGCGGTCTGGTGGGCGATCGTCGGGCCGTGGACGGTGCTGCCTGTGACGGCGCTGGCGGGGGTGCTGGCCGGGTCGATGTGGGTCGCGGGCTGGGCGGCGAAGGGCCTGTGAGTGCGGTCCCGGCCCCCTTGGTGACTCGATCCAGGCGGCTCAAGACGTGACCAGGGCCGGTGTGCGCACCGCCACCACAGGCGCCACGCCTCACCCGCTGGATCGACCGGAAGGCCAACCGACGATGACCCCCGAAAGCCGCATAAGCCCCCTGGCCGCAGTAGCGATCGGCGCGTGCCTGCTCGCAGCCGCCGCCGGCGGCGTGGCCCTCGTGATGGCCGCCCCCCTGGGCGGCGCGCTCACCTCGACCCGCGAGCAGGCCGTCGCCCGCTGCTGGCTCCTCGCCGGTGAGGCCGCCCCGAGCTGGCCCCGCACAGCCGGGCCGATCCTGGATGGCCTGCCCGAGTGCGCCGACCTGTCCGCCGCGGAGAAGACCCGCCTCCGGGCGATCGCCAAGGGGGGCCTCGGCGTCGTCACCAACGGCGGCTGACCCGTGAGCAGGGCGTGGGCGGCGGGAGGGCTGGGGATGCGTCTCAGCCCCCCGGGGGATGGGTCCGAAACCCACTACCTGACATAAGGTACATTATCGGTTATTGCGGACAGGCCGGTCAGGGGGCGCTACAGCGCACCCTCCACCGCCTCCACCAGCAGAGCCATCGCCTCATCCGGGCCCAGCCCCGGCTCCGCCTCGAACCGGGCCTGAGCCGCCCGGAACGCCCCCGGAACGCCCCCAGAGCGTCCCCAGCCAGCAGCGGCTGCGGCGGTGCCGGCAGCCCAGCCTCGGCGAACAGCGGCGAGAACGGCAGCGTGACAGCCAGCGCCCGCAGCCGGTCCGAGCGGGGCACGTCCCCCGGCTCCCCCTGCCACCGCTCGCGCAGCAGCGGCCAGGCCCGCCGGTAGTCGTCCAGCACTGTTGCGTCACCAACCCACGAGCAGTCGTCCGCCCGCTCCACCGCGAACGGCACACCCAGGTACGCCAGGCCGGGGACCCGCCACGTCAACTCGATCGCCCGCCCCCGCTCGTCCAGCCCCCAGGCGTGGTGGATCGGCATCCGTGTGAGCGGCTCCAGGGCGTACCCCTCGACATAGGTCCAGCCCGGGTACACCAGCGCGCAGTTCAGGGCGTTGGCGAAGCAGTGCTTCATGACCATCGGCGTGACCCGGCCGGGGGTATGCCAGGTGCCGTGCCGGAGCACGAACTCCTCCGGCGAACCGTAGACGTGCTCGACAGGAGTCCGTCCCAGCTGCCGGCCGGCTGCGGCCCGGAGGCTGTCGGTGAGCCAGCGCCGGACGGCCGCCGTCTGCGGGTCGACCCCGGCCGCCCGTGGGTCCCGGCCACCCGGGCGACGCTTCCGGCTCACGGCGCGTCCCTCCAGGTCGGGTCGAAGTCCGGATGATCCGCGTACGGCTGGACCATCTGCCGCAGCACCCAGTCATTCGTACTGGTCACGCTCGCTGCCATCGCCGACAGGAAGACATCGCTGGCCGGGGGCGCGGTTGGCCGGTCTGAGAACAGGCGGACCAGCTGCCGCTTCGCTGCTACCTCGGCGAGCACCCGGGCCGGATCCCACCGGGCGATGTACCGCGTCACGCGACTGTCGCCCTGGGGCCACACGTAATCGGTCCAGTCCTGTCCGCCATGGTTCGGCAGCCCAATGTCGAGACAGCCACTGGTCTGCTCATACCACTCGGCCGACATGCCGGGATCCTCCGTCGCCGCCCGGGCAGCCGCCTCGTCCGCGTCGATGCGGGCGCGCAGGAACCCGACCAGGTCAGCCATGGGTGCCCTCCCGGTCGGCCTCACCGTCGAGGACGTCGGCGAGCTGGCCGAGCAGGCGCGCGCCGTGCTGTCGACGGCATGCCGGTGCACCGCAGCACGGTTTGTTCGTCTCCGTGTCGCAGTAGCGGCACGTCCCGGGGGTGTCAGCCATGGTCGGTGGTCCTCCCCTGCTGGTAGGTCAGTGTGCTGGCGACCATCCCCGCCAGCACGGGATCCGCGGTAACAGCGTCGGCGAGCAGCTGCTCCACCCGCTCCGACAGCCACTCGCCGGGCCGCTTCCCGTCGATCAGTGCGGCGAACCCGAGCGCCGTCCACGCCCCGGCCTGGAGCCGGACCGTGACCGGCCGGGCCGCTGGCAGTCCGGCCGCAGGAGCGCGCTGGCCGGGTCGGACCACCCGGCAGGCGACGCCTCGCCCCGGCCATCAGCGGCCCTCAAGCCACAGCAGCAGGCCCGCGGCAGCCAGCGCGACCAAGACGACTACGGCGCCGATACCGAGCCCAGCGAGCACCGCCCCGGCCATCAACAGTCCCTGATCATCGCGGCCAGAGCGTCGACCTCGACCGGGTCAGCGGTCAGACCCCACCGGGCCTTGACCTGCACAACCATGCCGGCGTACCGGCACCGCCGCACGCCGCCATCCGGTGACCAGCCCGCCGCATCCGCGTCACCCTTGGCCTGGTTCACCCGGCCCGCCGACGCCTGCAGGACCGTCAGGTCGTTGGCGTAGGCTTCCCGCCGGTCCGGGGTCCAGGACCAGGCCCCGGACCGCCACGCCTCAGCCAGAGCGACCACGTGGTCGATCTGCACCTCACTCGCGCGGGCCTTGACGAAGGTGACCTGCTGGCCGGTGTACGGGTCGACCAGGGCGCCTGCGACCACGACGCACCGGCCCCGCCGGGTGATCCCGGTCAGGTCCCGGGCCAGGACGTCGTCCCGCTGCCCGCACCCGTTCCGGTCGGTGTCGCGCCAGCGTTGCCCGAACGCCGTCCGCTGGTAGGTGTCGGCGTGCGCTTCGGCTGCGACCGTGACCCCGGCCAGCGCCCCGTCCGGGCTGTCGCCGTGTTCGGCGCCACTACTGCCGCAGGCGGCCAGCAGCACACAGCCCACCACCACCGCGCCGGTCCTGGCCGTCATCGTCACAACCGCTCTCCTGGGTTCTCCTGCTCGTGGCCGTCCCGCCCTGCCAGTGCCGTGTCGATGCACCTGCGGAGCATCACCGGGAAACTGACCCCGGCGAGACGGGCCGCAGCCTTCACCCTGGCGACCCGCTCGGAGCCCAGGGAGACTGTGACCCGGCCGCCGACGGTGGGGCGACCCGGCCGACGCTTGGTCTCGGCGGTCACCGGGAAGCCGGCGTGAAGCGGCTCGCCCCGGTGCAGACCTGCCAGTACTTGACGTGGATGCAGCGGCGGCCCGTGCGGCGCTGCAGCGCGGCCATGGCCAGGCCCAGCTCACGGTCCTGCACGTGCTCGCCGCCCGACGTGGCGTAGGTGGCGCCCGGGGTGCTGACCGTGGCGGGGTGGTGGCGCGTCTCGGCCAGGATCTGGCCGGTCTCGCTGACGATCACTCCGCGGCGGGAATCTCCAACACCGTGCGCGTATCGCGCCCAGGCGGCGAGCGGACCACACAGGTCCGGGTCGCCGCTGGCTGCGGTGAAGACGCTGCGGGCCTTGGCGGTGAAGTAGTCGCCGGTCTCGGTCATGGTGCCCTCCGGGTCTCGTTATTCGATGTCGATAACTCGACTCTAGCGTTGATAGACGATGGCGTCAACTAGCTCAGCGGGTCCGCTCCTCCCGGATCTCCATCCGCCCCGCCGCCAACCCCGCCGTCCACGCCCGCCGCAACAACGACGCCACCACCACCGTGGCCCTCGTATCCGTGGCCGCCAGCCACTCCAGGAACTCCGCATCGCACCCCCCGAGCGGGAGACCGTCCGTCGCGGCGGCGAGCTGAGCCCGCGCCTCCACATCGGTCACAGCCGACAGCGGCAGCTCCTCGATCGGTCCGGGCAGCGGCGTGTGCTGGGTCATGTGGTCAGTGTTCCTTCCTGGGTCGCGCTTGGAACGTCATCGGCAACTTCCAACACAGGGACCGGCCCAGTTGGACCGTCCCCACTCGCCAGCCGATCCCGCAGCTCCCTGGCAGTGGCGGGAGCGCACTTGAGCCGCCGCCGGATCGCCTCAGCCGACGGTGCCGGATCGAGGCCACCCGACTCGATCTCAGCGGCCAACTCGACGGCCAACTCGTCGACCGTCCGCGGCTGCCGGGTCGGCCTCCTCCTGGTCGATCTCCCGGCCGGGGTCGGAGTCGATCCGATCGACTTCGGCGCCTCGATCACCGGCGGCCCGACGGGTCGATCCGCAGCGGACTGGATCGACTCGATCGAGGCCTCGATCGAGACCCCCGGATCGGGGTCGATCGACCGGACGGGATCGACTCGATCGGCCAGCCGGATCGCCACCGCAGGATCGACCACCCCAGCCCACACCGCGGCCCGGAACGCGGTAAACGTCCGGACCGGGTACAGCGTCCACCGGGCCATCGAGAACCGGACCGTCCTCGGGTCGATCAGGTCCTCCGCCCGCAACTCGGCGCGGTGCATCGACCTCGACTGGATCGACCACAGCCACGGCGAGATCACCGAGAACCCCGTGTAGGTGATCGCCACCGCAGTCGGCGACCAGTCGGCCGACCAGTGGCTGTAGTTCAGGGCACCGACCGTGCCCGCCGCCGCATACGAGGCGACCCGCAGCCGCAGCGCCGCATCGCCGGCCATCAGCGCCCGGTGTGCTTGGTAGGCCAGGTACACGGCGATCGACTCCAGGGTGGCCGCGAACCCGACCGCAGTCACGACCGGGTAGCCGCCGAGCGCCGGGGAGATGTGGTCCATCGCCCACAGCGTCTGCCCGATCCCGGCGAACGTGTTGACCAGGACGACGGGCACGACCAGTGCCCACGTCCCGCCGCGGGAAGCGACCTCGGCCAGCCGGCGCCTCGGCGCCCGATCCGGGGCCGACGCGGTCCGGTCGAGCCGGCGGGCCAGCCGACGTGCGGTCTCCAGGGGCACGCGGCGCCTCGGCAGCGACAACACGCTCATCTGCTCCCCTCCCGCAACGCGCGGAGCACGTACATGCCCAGCCGGGGCCGTTCACCGATCCCCCGACACGTCCGGCAGGTCCGCTCCCGGCCCAGGATCCGCGTCCGGCGAGACCCGTCCCCGCCGCAAGCGTGGCAGGTGTAGCCGGGGACCAGCCAGCACCAACCGAGGTACCCGGCGGCCAGCACGGCCACGACGCCGGTAGTGGTAGCGGCCAAAACGAGCACGTGCACGATTCCCCTCCAGGAGCTGTTTCGGGGCCCTGCGCGACCCCCGCCCTACCAGTCTGCGATCTTGCTGAGAACGGCATCTGACCTGCTGGTTTGCCGGTAGGGGTGCCCAGTAGTGGCACCCCTACCGGTAGGGGTCGGCGCCCCTACCGAGAGTCCTGCTCGCGGCCCTCAACCGCCTTCCTCAGGACGGCCAGCGAGACCCCTGCCCTGTTCACCTGCTCGCCGTCCACGTTCCGTTTCCGCTGCCCCATCGTCGGCACCCCGATCGCCCGCAGCCGGTCCCCCAGCCACGGCACCTCCAGGTCTCCGTACTCGCTCGGCGCCCACTCCGTGAGGAGCTCCTCCAGCTGGTGCAGCCACACAGACTCGTCGCTCGATGGGCACTCCCGGAAGACCCGAATGCAGTCGTAGACGACCTCGAGTTGGTTCCGCTCGAGTTCGATGTGCTCGCCGACCGCGTCGCCGGACAGCACGCCTGCTGCGGTGCGCATGGCCAGGGCGCGGCGGGCGATGGGCTCCGCTGCCGGGCCGTCGATGTCGGCGCCCCGGACGGTCTGCGCGGTGGTCCCGCCGTCCCGGAGTAGGCCGCAGCCCTTGTCGTCCTCGGTGAACAGGTCGGCCCTCATGCCCATCGCGTAGGCGCCGTCCCCGAGGATGAGGTTGTTCGGCTTCCAGCCGCCGACCCGCAGGCAGAACCGCAGGCCCACGTTCGCGCTGATCGCCGTGGGGATCGACTTCGCGTCCGGCCGCTGTGTGGCCAGGATCAGCATGATCCCCAGGGCGGGACCGCGCTTGATGATCGCGGTCAGCTTCTGCTCGGCCTCGGCCGCGAACTCGGTCTCGAAAAGTTCGTGCACTTCGTCGATCTTCAGGATCACCGGGTGCAACTTCAGGGACGCGTCGTCGGCCAGCTCGCGGGTGACCTTCTTGTCCGGGCACCGCGCCGGGTTCTCCCGGGACACCCGGGCGATCGTCTTGGCCCGCGGATCGAGGTAGCCGTGGACCTCCCGGATCGAGGCCATCACCGACTCGATCGCCGGCGTGTCGGTCGACCCGGCGCCGGTCGTGTACCGGTGCAGGTACGGCTCCAACATCGAGTCGTCGTCGGTGCCCTTCAACTCGTGGTCGTGGAGCTCGCAGGTGACATCGAAGCTAGCGGCGAGCATGAGGACCCGGACCGTCCTGGATTTGCCCTGCCTCGGGATCGACCCGACCAGCAGGTTGGAGAACATCAGCAGGACGGTGACAGGCCGTCCGCGCTGGTCCCATCCGAGGAGGATCGGCTTGAACACGTCGCACCGCCCCGTCTTGGCCAGCGGCCACGCCGGCTGCACCATCTTCGACATCGGCGCGTCCAGGACGTGCAGGGTCAGCCGGCCCGGGTGGACCCGCGGCTCACCCATCGGCCACACGCAGCCGATCGGGCGGCGCAGCCCGGCGGCCAGCTTTTCCCGCTTGTCCGCGACCTCCGCTGCGGTCGTGCCGTGCGGCAGCTCGATCCCGACCTCGTGGCCGACGGCCGTGCGGGTGATCGGCTCGGGGAACCATTCGGCCGTCTCACCCTTCGCGGCGCCTGTGGTGAGCGGGCCGATCCCGACCCCTGCCAGTGCCCGGACGATCGCCACCGACGTGAGCCGGGGGACCGTCGACCGGACGGTCGCTGGGGACAGGATCGGCCGTCCCACCGGTCGACCAGCCCGGACCAGCCCCACCACAGCCCCGGCCATGGCGGGCGCGGTCAGCCAGATGGGCGCCAGCCACACGAACAGGCCGACCGCCGGCAGCGTGAGGACCCCGAGGGTCACCGCGCCCGCCATCCGGCGGGAGATCCGCGCGTTCCGCTCCCGGACCAGCATGATGTACGCCTTGTGGTCGTCGGACAGGATCGCCGACTTCCGCAGCGGCCGCGCCTCACCGTCACCCACGAACTGGACCGACCCCCACGCCAACCGGCCCGCACCCACGACCGCATACCAGGCGAGGAGCCCCAGGTCGGGCAGCAGGTGCACCAGTCGGTACAGCGTCCAGTGCCCGGCCGCTGACGCGGCGATCCGGGTGACCGTACGCCGGCCGACCTGGGTGGCCATCCACTCCGGGACCAGGGGCCGGCGCCGCGCGTCCGCCTTTGCCCGGATCCGGTCTGCCGCCGCGGACCGGCGGTCGGGCGGGTCGACGGGCGGGCCCTGCTCGGCCGCCTCCTCTGCCTGTCCGGTCTCCAGGTCCCCGGCGGTCAAGCCGCCGGGCTCGTGGGTGAGGGAGTCCCTCAGGTCGTGGGCGTCGACCTCGAGGCGCTCCTCGAGGTCGAGGGCGCCGTCGTGGTAGCCGTTGGCCGAGTCGGTGCTCATTGCGGGTCCTCTCCCCCGTCGCTTGAGAGGGAGAGTTCGCCGTCGTCCAGCGAGCAGCCGACGGCATGCCCTCCGAGGGCACCTGCGCACTCCGGGCAGCCGTACCGCCCGGGCCCGGCCCGGCCCGCGGGCACCACGGACGCGGCGAACCGAGACCTAGGCGACCGGCTCCCGCCGCGCGCGCTGAGCGTGGCCGCAGCCCCAGCCCCGGCGCCGGTGACTCTGCTGGGCTGCCGCTGCCCACCAGTCCGGGCCGCAGCACGCTGGACGGACCCTGGGCTGTTGAGGCACCCCGCCTGCGGCATGTGCCGGCCGACCCCCTTGCCGACCTCCCGGCCGGTCTTGAACAGGCCCTTCAGGAAGCCCTGGAAGCGCCGCTTGCGCCGTCCGCGACCTCCACCGGTACCGCCGAAGTTAATGTTGAACAAGGAGAAGTTCGCGACCCTCTGCCCACCAGCCGCCGTCCGCTTGCGGCGGGGCTTCACGAGCCGGGTGCTGGTCGTGCCCCGGCGCCGAGTGGTGCGGGTCCGGGGCGGCTTCCGGCGCTTGCTGGTGGCCATCACCGGTCACCACCGGGCCGCCATGTCCAATCCATCGGGGTCTGGATCCCGCAGCGGTCGCAACGGAGGATCAGGTGCGCCCCGCCGTCGGGAGCGAAGATCGGCCTGTCGGCTGGCCGGAGGGTCCCACCGCATCCACACCGGTCTGGATACTCGGGCACGCGGTAGCCGTAGATGGGGACTGGCCGGGCGCCCTTGGCGAGCGCAGGCATGACCTCGGACAGCCACGCCCACAACGTGTTCCGGCCCGGCTCCGGGTCGAGGACCGTCACTGACCATGCATGCGCGAGCGCGTCGATCACGTGCCGGGAGCAGCCGGCGAACTCGTCCAGCAGGTAGCCGACCGGTACGCAGCCCCCGAATGAGCAGGTGGCCCTGTCGTCAGCCCACGACACCTCACGGGCGTCCTCGCCAAGGCGGCCGGCCCCGATGGGGTGAATGAACACGTGGACCCGGGTCGGGGCCCAGACGGACGCCGAGAACAGGCGCTGGGCGGTGTCCCTGTCGGTGTACCCGTACACGGCGGCCAGCACGGTCGCGCGGGTGGCGCCGTGGTAGCCGGGCCCGACGTAGCCCGCTTGGGAGGTGCGGGTGAGGAACCCGGCCCTGTTGCAGGCCACCAGCGCGGCGGTCAGCCCGGGCGCCCGGTCCTCGTCGACATCGACGCGGCCGTAGTAGCCGGGCTGCGACCGGATCTCCCCAGCCAGCCACGCCGCGGTGAGGTCGGCGAGGTCCTGCAAGGTGCGTGCCGCACGCCAGCGGGAGCGGTCAGCCAGGCGCAGAGTCGTCATGACCAGGCCACCGCCATCGGCATGATCGGGCGGATCCGGACCGGCGGACGGACCCTCACCGGCCCCCGCGCCCCGGCAGGCGCACTGGCGGTGCAGCCCTGTAAGACCAGCATCGTCAGCGCGGTGGCCACCAGCCCGGGCAGCAGCAGCGGCGACGTCGCGCCGGCAGCGACGGCCAGCATTGAGACGACGCCGAACCCGGCGAGCACCGCGAACGCGAGCAGGGACACGGCGAGTGGCGCTGTGCGTCGGCCGCGGATCACGGCTAGGAGCGCGGTGAGGTGCCGGTGGATCGTTGTCTTCGGCGCGCCGACCGCCCGCCCGATCTCCGCCAGCGACTTACCCTCACCCCGCAACCGTGCGGCCAGCGACCGCTGGTCGCCGGTCAGCGTCGGCGGGCGACCCTTCGGCTTCCCGGCCTCCCACGCCAACTGCTGACGTTCCCGGCGCAGGTTGCCCTCGAACTCTGCGATGGCCGCGAGCAGCGTGTAGATCAACTTGCCGGTCGCCGTGGTCGTGTCGATCGGGTCGGACAGGGACTTGAGGCCGACCCCGCGGGCGTCCAGGTCCGCGGACAGGGTCAGCAGGTGGGTGGTGGAGCGGGCGAGCCGGTCCAGCCGCCAGATCACGATCACGTCGCCGTCGCGCGCGTAGTCCAGCAGCGCGGCCAGCTCGGGCCGGTCATCGCGGTACCCGGACGCGGACTCGACGAAGACCCGGTCACAGCCGGCGGCGCGCAGCTGCGCGACCTGCGGGCCGGGGTCCTGGTCAGTGGTGGAGACGCGGGCGTAGCCGAGCATGGTCATCTGGGTTCCCCCTTGCTGTCGTTCCGGAAGTGGGTGGGAGCCGACCGGGACGGCCGGACGGTTGGAACGGACTTTCGGAACGGCATCGGTGCAGGACGCGCTCCCCGATCCGGCGCCACAACGCAGCCGTTCCGGATGAGTACTTCCGGAACGGGCGCGTTCATTGGGTCGCCCCACGAGGCTGGATCCGGCCGGTGTGCACGTCAGCGCACCGCTGACACACCAGCGTCGGCAGGGAACCGGCCCCGGCGATCAGCACGGTCCCCGTCCGGCCGCAACCACGAGCGCAGGGAGCGTCCGGCGCTGGGAGCTCCTGGGAGTGATCCGGGACCTGCGGTGCCGGCTGCTCACTCGGCCTGACCAGACGGCGGACCAGGACCACGCCACCAACGATGATCACGGTGAGGGCAGCGGCGCCGGCCACCAGCACCAGCACGATCCGCAGCAGAGCGTCCGCGATCGCCGCCCCCTCGGTCGCCAGGACCAGCAGGCCGGCGACGAGCACGGCGGCCGCGGCGACGATCCGGATCACCGGGCGTACCCGAGGGCACGCAGGACCGCCACGCCCGCGGCGCCGGCGAACGCGCAGTAGACCAGGACGGTTCCGGCTGGGCCGCCGACCGTGATCCCGGCCAGCCCAGCACCACCGGCACTGGCAGCCAGGACGACCAGGCCCGCCGGGTGGACGGTGGGCCTCCGCCCCGCCGGCACGGACGGGGGGACCGTGCCAGAGGGTGGCGGGGCGGAGGCTGACATTGGGGTGGGGGCGCAGCCCGGGCAGACCAGGAACGGTGGCTCACCGTCGCCTCCGATGACCCACCGGGTGCCTGGCTGCTGCCGGCACGACTCGCACACGTCGGCGAGCTGCAGGGCGGGGACGGTCACGCGGCACCACCAGCCAGGTAGTCGAGGAGTGCCCGCTCCGGGATCCGGATGCAGCGGGCGGAGATCCGGTGCGCGTGGAGCTGCCCGGAGGCGATCAGGCGGAGCACGGTGGACGTGTCGACGCGGAGCTGGTCTGCGACTTCGCGGACGAGCAGGACCCGGGCCGGGAGTGCGCCCAGTGCCGTCCCTGCCGTCCCTGCCTGCGATGCGTCCACGCAAGCATGGTGCACTAAGTGCGTATGGTTGTCCAGGGTCGGCACGCCGAACAGGCCCGGCCGGACTGTGCCGGCCGTCGCTGTTGCGGCACCATGTGCACCATGCGTGCACGATCCCCGCAGGTCAGCCGATGACGGCCGGGCCGCGGTCATGGCTGGAGATCGCCGATGAGCTGCGGGTCCGGATCGGCGCCGGACGGTATCCGGTCGGTGGGTTGTTGCCGTCGACGGTGGCGTTGTGCCGGGAGTTTGGGGTGTCGCCGGGGCCGGTGCAGCGGGCTGTGGGCGCGTTGAAGGCGGGTGGGGTGGTGGTGGGGGAGCCGGGTCGGGGGGTGCGGATCGTCGCGGCGCCCGGCGCGGCCCGGGTGACCCTAGATCGCCTGGCTGCCGACGTGGCCGAGCTGCAGGCGTGGCGGGACCGGCACGAGCACGAGCACGAGCAGGGGTGCGGCGCGTGATGGACACGATCGGTGGCCTGCTCGGCGTGCTGATGGTGATGGCCGTCTACCTGGTGCCGACGTGGGTGGCTGCGGTCAGGCGGCATCACCAGACGTTGGCGATCTCGGTGTTGAACGTGCTGCTCGGGTGGACGGTCATCGGGTGGATCGCCGCGCTCGTGTGGGGACTGACCGCGGTCCGCAGCGGCCTGCCGGTGGTGTCGGCCGCGGCGCCCGGCTGGTATCCGGATCCGGACCCAGCGGTCGCGGCGGCGGGCGGGCTGCGCTGGTGGGACGGCCACGGTTGGACCGGCACGAGCGGAGCTGACCCAGCTTGATATGTGCCGCGTGGACGATGTAGATTGCGTCTAAACAGACGCGAGACGCGGGAGTCGACATGAGCAACGCGAAGGCCACCTGGCGGAAGACCAAGAGCGGCGAATGGGTCGTCTACGCCACCCACGAGGCGCTCGACCATGCGCAGTCCCAGGCCGAACCGGTCACCGTCACCACGAAAGCCGGCAGCACCAAGGACGTCGCCATCGACAGCGTCGGCAAGCCATTCACCGTGGACGGCGTCAAGATGGCCTACGGACACCCGCGGCCGGAGCCTCGCGAGGCAACCGCCGCCATCCGCCGCCAGCCGCGCGCCGACATGTGCGACAACTGCGGCGGGCGCGGAGCCAGATACGAGCGGTTCGACTCGTCCGGCATCCCCGGCGTGGTCTGCGGTCGATGCGCCCGGGAAGAGTCCTACGAACTCTCGTTCTGCTGACCGATGGCCGCCAGGCTCAGTCCGGAGACCACCGTCCCACCCTCAGGCCAGTCAGACCGGTATGACTCGACGATCATCGTCATCGCCCCGATCCCGACCGCTGCACTCAAGGGATGGCGTCGGCTCATCCAAGCCGTCAGCCCAGACAAGACCGGGGCGTACGCACTCGATGGGCAGAGCCTCCAGCCCGGAGGTTGCTACCGGGCCCAGCACGGCACGCTGATCGTTGCAGTCGACACCTACCCCATGGGCAGATCGATCCGGCTACTCCGTGTCCACCCGGGCGGGCTGGAAACCGTCAAGGAGTGGCGGCAGAAGGCGCCCCTAGGCCCCCGGATCACGGCCTACATAGCCCGCAGGCTTCCCGCAGAAACATGGCGGGCGGCGCCTATTGCGGGCGTCCCAAACCGGTACCCGGCCTACTGCTACCGGTGCGGGCAGGGCATCCCCCGCGGCGGAGGGTCCGTCATCACCACCGGCGGGGCCAGCAAGGTATGCCACACCGACCAGTGCCCGGCCGCCCCACCGAAACCCAACGAGAGAGACGGCCCCTGCCACCGGTGCGGCAAGCCGGTCCCGGCAGGCGCAGGCCTGCTGGAGCGCGAGTGGGACGACTTGACCGCATCTCCACGATGGACTGTCGAGCACCCCACACCGCAAGCGTGTGACGCGGCCCCGGTCGACCTGCCGAACAGGTGGACCGACTGGTGCCCCGACTGCGGTCGTCTCGTCCGCGCCGGACACGGCGTGTGGAAGGACCGCGCCGCACGCTGCGGGATGGGATGTCGCCCGGTCCCAGCCCTGCCGTCGTGGCGGATCCGCCGACGGGGCGACGAGTATCCGACCGGCGGCGTGTTCCGCGCCGTCGTCGCGCCCCGGCCGGGAGAGGCCACCGTCCCCGATTCTGCGCCCGGCTGGCATGCCCTGGACGAGGGGATGGTGTCCCTCATCGTGTCGGTCCTCGACGCGCGGGACCGGGAGGACGGCATGCGCCTGGCCCTGGTCCGGGCCGCCACCTGGGATGAGGCTGCCCCCGTCCTCGCCGACGAGGTAGAGCTCGCGGTCGACGCGATACCCCAGTCGCGGGGGTTCAAGGCGGCGTTCTCAGCCGAGCGGATCGGGGACTGCAAGCCGTGGCTCGCGCAGGTCACTGGCCACGACCGGCAGTTCGGCTACCAGCGCGCGTTCCTTCCACCCCGCCGTGACTACCAGGACGCCACATGGTCCGGGTCTAGAGGGGTCACGTCCCGGTGGGTCCTGTCGCCGAACGCCCCGTATGAGGCGTTCTGGCCCACGAGTTGGAAGAAGAGTAAACGGGTGTTCCTGCGGGTCACGCCAGTTGGAGGGACGGAGGAGATCACCCGAGACCAGGTCGACGCCATGCTCAGGCATGGCCTCACATGGGTGGATCCCTGCGCGGTCGAGGAGGGTGACGTCTGATGTCCTCGAAGCGGTACCTCGGGATGAACGTCCTCGAAGGAGCTCAGCAGCGCATCAGACGCGTCTTCGACGACTTCCCCAAGATCTACGTTTCGTTCAGCGCCGGCAAAGACTCCTCAGTTATGCTTGACCTGGTCTGCGCTGAGGCTAGGGCGCGGGGTCGGCGGGTAGGTGTTCTGCTCGTGGACCTTGAGGGTCAATACAAGCTGACCATCGACTACGCGTTGGAGACCTTGGGCCGGTGGGCTGACGTAGCGGACCCGTACTGGGTCGCCCTACCACTCAACCTCCGCAACGCCGTATCCCAGTTCGAGCCGCAATGGATGTGCTGGGACCCGGACCGTGAGGCTGACTGGATCCGGCGACCGCCGGCGGTGGCCATCACCGATGAGGGTTTCTTTCCGTTCTTCCGTCGCCGGATGGAGTTCGAGGAGTTCGTCCCGCAGTTTGGGGATTGGTTCTCGCGGGATGGGGTGCCCGGTGCCGAGGGGAAGCTCACGGCATGTTTCGTCGGCATTCGCACACAGGAGTCCCTCAACCGGTGGCGGTCCATCGCCCGCCGAGACAAGAACCCCTACCAGGGACTGCGGTGGACGACCTGGGTGACCGGGAATGTGTACAACGCGTACCCGATCTACGACTGGCAGACAGAGGACATCTGGCGGTACACGGCGAAGGAGAAGATGCCATACAACCGGCTGTACGACCGGATGTGGCAGGCCGGGCTGACGATCCACCAGGCGCGGATCTGCCAGCCGTACGGCGACGACCAGCGCCGCGGACTGTGGCTGTTCCATGTGATCGAGCCGGAGACGTGGGCCCGTGTCGTCGCCAGAGTGAACGGCGCGAACTGGGGGGCCGCCCAGGCCAACACTACGGGTAATGCGCTCGGTCGGATAAAGATCACGAAGCCGGACGGCATCACGTGGGAGGAGTTCGCGCGGCGACTACTTGAGTCGATGCCAGGGCCGACCGCAGACCACTACCGTGACAAGATCGCCGTGTTTCTGCGGTGGTACGAGATGAACCGCGGGTACGAAGGTGGCGTAATTCCAGACGACGGCCCGGTAGAGAAGGGCCACGCGTCATGGAAACGGATATGCAAGGTGCTTCTACGCAATGACTTCCTCTGTAAAGAACTGAGTTTCAGCGCGCACCGGTCCGGTGCGTACGACGCATACAAGGCGCTCATGAAGAAGCGTCGCGCCGACTGGGGGTATGACCTGTGAGCATCGTCGTCCGTCAGATGACGAACCGAACCCGAGGGTTCTACGCATTGCTCGGCCCGTTCCTGGCCAGGCGGGAGGTCGTCGCCGAGGTTGGTGGTCACATGTGGGACGACGACGACAAGACGTGGTTCGTCGCGGTGGACGGCAAGACCGTGGTCGGATTCTGCGCGGCCCGGCCCGCGGCGAAAGGAGTCACCTCCTACCTGTCCGCGTATGTGGCGCCGTCATCCCGGAGGGCTGGCGTGTACCGGGTGTTGTGGCAGGCACGCCGGGATGCGTTCCCCGGCCCGGCCCGGGCCACGTGCACAGCCGGGTCGCTCCCGGTCTTCTTGGCCGCCGGATGGGTGGCGACTGGGGCGAAGGGCCGGTTCACGAAGGTGGCGACCCCGTGACCGAGATGACGAAGGCGGTGCTCGCGTCTACGCCGGTCGGGAAACTCCGGCGATCCACCACCCCGGTCATCGCGTCCGCAGCAGGAGTGACGCTGTCAGACGCGGTCGCAGAACTGCTGGACCTGTACGCGGCGGGGGTCGTGGGCCGCAAGGAGCGCTGCGGGCACGAGAGCTGGTGGAGATGGCCGACAGTGGACAGCGAAGATGGTGGAGGGGCCGTGGAGGCGCAGGAGACATTGGATCTGAGGTTGGCGGATGCTGGCCCAGACCCTCGGCGGGCGGGGATCGTAGGGATGGCTCGGGCTGTGTTCCAGGAGCTCTCGTCCTTGCCGGAGGGGGAGCGGATGGACGCCATCAACGAGATCCGGCTCGCGTTGCGCGAACACTCACCGATGCGTCGAGAGCCTGTCGACTGTGTCCTGTGGGTGCCTCAAGACCAGGTGCACGCCAACTCCTACAATCCGAACACCGTCGCCCGACCGGAGATGGAGCTCCTCAAGCTGTCGATCATGTCGGACGGGTACACGCAGCCGATCGTGGCCTGGGCCGACGATGACGGTGGGGACTCCTACGAGATCGTCGACGGGTTCCACCGCAACCGGGTCGCGCGGGAGGTGGGCGGGGTGGCGAAGCGTGTCGGTGGCCGGCTCCCCATCACGGTGATCAACGGGGATCGGTCGGCGAAGGAGGACCGGATCGCGGCGACGATCCGCCACAACCGGGCACGCGGCGTTCACCAGGTGGACGCCATGTCGGAGATCGTCCTCGACCTGGCACGCCGGAACTGGTCTGACGCGCGGATCGGCAAGGAGCTGGGCATGGAGCCGGACGAGGTACTTCGGCTGAAGCAGGTGACGGGTCTGGCGGAGATGTTCGCTGACGAGGAGTTCTCGGAGGCGTGGGAGGCGGCGACGTGAATGACGGGGATGGCTGGCTGACCGTCACGGACGTGGCCCGAGAGCGGGACGTGGCGGAGTCAACGATCCGGTCTTACGTGGCGGCATCTCTTGCGAGGCCACTGCCGGGGAGGATCCCGCCGCCGGATGACGGACTGGGTGATCCTCCGAATCGTCGGCGTTTGCGGTGGCGGGAGTCGACGATCCGTCCGTGGCTGTCCGCTGGCAGGCGCCGCCCTGGCCGGCCCCGGGTCAATGGTTGACCGGCACTGATCAGGCGATGATCCGGCCGGCGGCTTCGATCGCGGCACGGAGCCGCTCCGGGCGGACCTTCGTGTAGATCGCCGTCGACGACAGGGACGCATGCCCGAGGGCCTCCTGCACGATCCGCACGTCCGCGCCCTCATCGAGGAGGCGGGTGGCGAACCGGTGCCGCATCTTGTGGAGCGTCCAGGGGATGTCGTGGTCGGCCAGCCAGGTGTTCGCGGTCTGGGAGATGGTGTGCGGCCGGTTGTGGCCGGCCCCGCCGTCGCGGCGGCGGATCACCGGCCCCCGGCGGGCGCTCGGCCCGGACGGTAGCCGGACGAGCAGCTCGGCCAGCGGCCCGGACATCGGCACGACCCGCTCAACGTCGCCCTTCCCGTCGAGGCGGAGCAGCTGCTCGGCCCACCGGACGGCGGGCCAGGCGAGGCGGGCGACCTCGCAGGCGCGTAGACCGGCGAACCCGGCGAGGCCGTAGCAGGCGGCGAGGTCCAGGGGGGCGGTGTCGACGCACAGGCTGTACGCCCGTTCGGTGATCGGGTCCGGGGTCCGTTTCGGCAGGCGCGGTAGTTCGAGGGCGAGGGCCGGGTTCTCGGCGAGGAGGCCGGTGCGGACCGCCCAGGAGTAGAACGCTCGGAGGCAGACGACGTAGCCGTGGAGGGTCTGGGGGAGGATCTCCTTCGCCCGCTCGCGGGCCCAGGCGCGGAGCTGGTCCTCGGTGAGGTAGAGGACGGGCTGGTCGGCCCAGCGGGCGAGGGCGTCGAGGGTGCGACGCCATCCGGGGAGGGTTCCGTCGGTGGAGAGACCGCGTGCCCGGCTGTCGTCGAGGAACCGGGTGATGACAGCGGCCCCCAGGTCTCGGGCTGTCATGGCGAAGATCGTGTACGTGTGCGAAGAATGACGGGACCGTTACAGCTGGTGATCATCTGTTTGGGGGATTCCCCGGGCATTGTGGGTCCTACGCTGCCCGGATGCGGTAGGAGTCGAGCCGGGTCACGGCCTGGTCCGGCGACTGTCCGCATCCTGGTCGGCTTTGTGCACTCATGCCGTTACGGGGAGTACCCGCCTTCTGCCGGTTCGTCCTGGTCGGCCTGGCCAGTACCTGAGGGGTTGGGCCGCCCCCCGTCCCGGTCGCGGCCAGGTCCGCCGCCGGAATGAAGCGCCACAGGCTCACGCCGAGCGCCTCCGCGATGCGCTCAAGGTCGTCCAGGGTGAGCGGGATCCGCCCGGATAGGTACCGGCTCATGGTCGGCGCGGTGACGCCGATCTTGGCTGCGAGGTCCTTGTTGTAGATCCGCTGGCGGGCCATCTCGGCGCGGATTTCGGCCGTCGCGTAGGTGGTGAAGACGCTCATGGCGGACAGTCTGCCGTGCCTGTGGATAAACCCGCAAGGCGCCCTGTGCAACGAACTTCCGCACGTGGGCAGTGTATTGCGTGACACGCACGGCCAGTGCGGTTGACGCCAGTACGTGAGCGGCACTAGGGTTGCTCACTATGCAATCCATGTCGCCCACGGAAGCCACCGCGCAGCAGCGTGTGGCCGCGGAGATCCGCGCCCACCTCGCCAGACAGGGGAAGGACCAGCGGGAGCTCGCAACTGCACTGCAGGTCTCCAGCGCGACGGTCTCCCGCTGGCTGGCCGGCCGCGTGCCGATCACGATCACCACCGCTGAGCGGATCGCGGAGTACCTCGACGTCCCGATCACCGCGCTCTTCGTCGGCAGCGTCGTGACGGGCGGGGCCCCCTAGACGGGGTGCTGTCCGGGGTCTCCACGACCGCAGACCCCCCGTATGCGGTCCCGGCCCCCACGACCCCCGACGCGGGAGCCGGACCTCGGGCAGCGCCCCCTCCCCAACCCCTCGCCCCGACCGGGGCGAGCCAGGCCCCCGCCGTCCGGCGGAGGCCGGAACCCGATGGAAGGAACCATCTCCGTGATCCACGCAAGCAAGAGGCTCATCATCGGCGCGACCGTGCTGACCCTCCTCGGCGGCGGCATCGCCGGCGCGTCCGCCGTCACCTCCAGCAGCCACACCGCCGTCAAGGCCGCTACCGGTCCTCGTGGCCCGGTCGGCCCCCGCGGCCCGGTCGGTCCTCGTGGCCCGGTCGGCCTGCAGGGCCTCGCCGGACCCCAGGGCACCCAGGGCGTCCAGGGCCAGAAGGGCGACACCGGAGCGCAGGGCCCGGCGGGTCCGGAGTCGATCGTCCGCAAGTGCGCCGACGTCACCGTGGACGCCGACTACCAGGCGCTGCCCGGCTCCCAGCGCCAGGTGACCATCACCGGCCTGCCGGCCTTCCAGTCGTCCGGCTCGGTCGACATGTGGCGGTCCACCGCCGCGGGCATCCCGGACGGGTTCCTGGCGAACATCAACGTGATCCAGGTGCCGCGGACCAACGGGCAGACGACCGCCCGCTTCAAGATCCAGCCCTCGGGCTTCAACGGCGCCGAGTCGTACAGCCTGCGCGTCTGCGACTTCGCTCTGTCGCTCGGCTGACCTGGCGTCTGCCTCTGGCGCTCAACCGGCCGAACCCGAGTGAGCGCCGGGGGGAGAACCCAGGACAGCAGAAAGACCCCCACCGGCAGGTGGAGGCCTCTCCGAAACATCGACGGCCCGCTGAGCCGACCAAGCCCGGGCCACCGCAGCACGAACGCTACCTAGGGAGTGTCCCTGATGGACTCGGAAACCACAACTACCGCCACAAACCCACCCCGCGGACGCCACATCATCGACCTCGGACTCCGCGCCGCCCGCCGCGACCTCGCCACCATCGAACAGGCCCGCGCCGCGACCGACGTGACACTCCGCCGGATCCTCGACACCGAAACCACCCGGATACTGCACGACCCGACCCTGACCAGCGCGCAGGCCGCCCACGCGCTCGCCCACCTCAGGGCCCGGATCTACGTCCAGGTCGACGCCGCCGACACCGCCCACGACCGGCAGGTCGCCCGGATCCTCCGCGGCATCACCGACCTTGAGCAGGCGCTCGCCGCCCCCCCCACGGTCGTATCCCAGGTCGAGGTCGAGATCCTCGCCGTCGCCACCGCAGCCGGGGTGACCCGATGAGCCAGATGATCACCTACGGCATCGACTGCCCCCACTGCGACGACGGGTTCGCCGGCACGACGACCCTCGACCTGACCCAGCCCGAGGACGGGCCGATCCGCATCGACCTGGAGATGTCCGTCGCCCAGTCCGAGCTGACCTGCGACCAGTGCGGGTGCAGCTTCTACGTCGGCGACCTCGACATCCAGGCCGAGAACGAGGAGTGCCCCGTCGAGAACGAGGACGACGAGGACGACGAGGACCAGGACGGGGTGACCTCCTGATGGCCACCATCGCCGACCGGTACGAACAGCTCCTCACGGTCGGGTACGCCCCGGACCGGGCCGTCGCAGCCTTCCTCGCCGCCCTCTGCCTCGAAGCCGACGACGACACCGAACTCGGCGCCCAGGTCCGCCTGCTGGTCGCCGCGCAGATCGACCACGCAGCGCACAGCATCACGGCCCTACGCACCCAGCTCCAGCTGGCCGCCGAGCCGCGGGTCGCAGCGTTCACCCACGTCCTGCAGACCGCCAACCGCCTTGCCCTCACCGCGGCCGGCATCAGCTCACTTGAAGACCAGATCCTGGTCCACCTGTGGCCCGCCGGCGGCGACCGGAAGGTATCCCCGGACCAGGGCCGCGCGTACATCCGGGCCCTGACCGGAGCAGACCCGACCAACGAGCTGCTCCTCGCCGCCGACCCGACCCGGGCGTCCGTCCTGTGGGTCGACGGCGTGCTCACCCTCCCGGACGGGTCCCGCATCACCATCCAGGTGGCCACCGACCCGGACCAGGACGGGCCCGAGCACGGCGCCAGCACGGCGGCCACGTCATGAGCCACGAGACGTTCACCGGCCCGGCCCGCGCCACCGCGGACACCAGCCAGTGGACCGCCCGAGCGGTCGCCTACTTCCGGACCGAGCTCGCCCACCTGCCCAACCCCGGCCCCGACGCTGTCGCTGTCGCGACGCTCTACGGGTTCATCCGCCCCGACGGCACCGACACCGAGCACGCGGCCCTGGTCCGCGCCGTCCTGACAGCACACGCCGAGGTGAGCAGCAGGTGACCGCACCGTCCATGGACGTCGCCCGCCGGGACAAGCCGGTCGGCGTCCTGGCCATCCATGACGACCAGCAAGAGTTCACCACCGCCCAGCTCGAAGCGTTCGGCCTCTCCCAGGCCACCCGCGGTGAGCAGCTGGTCTTCCTCAACACCGTGCAGCGCACCGGCCTCGACCCGGCCGCCCGCCAGATCTACATGATCCCCCGTGAGAACAACGTCCGCGACGAGCAGGGCAACTGGACCACGAAGGTCACGCACACCATCCAGACCGGGATCGACGGCTACCGCCTGATCGCCGACCGCACCGGCAAGTACGTGGGCAGCGAGGAAGCCTGGACCGAAGGCCGGGGCCGGTTCCCCACCTCCGCCACTGTCACCGTCTACAAGCTCGTCGCCGGCCAGGTCCGCGGGTTCAGCGCGACCGCGCACTGGGACGAGTACGTGCAACTGCGCGGCCGCGGAGACAACGCAGAGCCGACGCGGATGTGGGCCAAGATGCCCCACCGGATGCTCGCCAAGTGCGCCGAAGCCTTGGCGCTGCGGAAGGCGTTCCCTCAGGACCTGTCGGGCATCTACACCGCCGAGGAGATGGCGCAGGCTGACCCCGAGTCAGTCACCGCCCGCACCGACGAGCAGGTCGTCGTCGGCGAGGTCGTGACGGACGGCGCCGACCCGGCGCCCAGCGTGGTGTCGCCGCAGCAGCTGGCCGAGCAGATCGCCCAGCTCGCGGCCCGCTGCGACGACCTGGACAAGCTCCGCGGCACGTGGCAGGAGGCATCGAACCGGGGGCTTCTGGACCTGGACGTGAGCGCCGTGACCGGCGGCCAGGACGGGCCGGTCAGCCTGCGCGAGTGGCTCCTGCACCGCGTGCAGACGGTCACCCCCACAGCTACCGCCTCCGACCCTGCCGAGGCCGAGACGACGCTGCCCGACGCCCATCCCGTGCAGGGCCCTGCGGAACCGGCCGCCGACCCGACCATCGGCGAGCCGATCCAGCCGGCGCACCAGCTCGCCAGCACCGCGCTCACCGCACACCAGCTCGACCAGCTGACCGAGCTGATGCGGGACGCGCAGGCCGCGGGGGCCCTGCACGTCGACTGCCGCCCGGTCCTGTCCCCGGAGCACGCCCAAGTCCTGAGCCTCGGCGACGGCACCCAACCCATCCCGCTGGGCGCCGTCATGCACGCGACCCGCCGCCACCTCACGACCGGCGACGGCAGGTCCGCCAACGACGCCGCCTCCGACCTCACCACCTGAACGGAGCACACACCATGCCCCCCCGCATCGAGGACCTTGTAGACACCGCCTGCGGCGCAGCCATCGAAGCCGAAGCCGCCGCGGTCCGAGCCCTGCGGATGAAGGCCGCAGCGGTCGCCGAAGCCGAACACCTCCGCGTCACCGGCGGCCTCGTCGACCGCTTCCCCTCCAGCCAGGGTCTGGGGAACCTGCGCCTCGACGGCGCCGACCGGCCCGCCACCCCCACCATCACCGGATCGTCCGAGTACGCGTCCTGGCTCGCCGACCACGCCCCCGACACCGTCACCGCCACCCTCACCGTCCCCGCCCCGCTCCTTGAGCAGGCGATGGAGGCACTCGGCTTCGCCGGCATCCCGGGGACCCCGGCGGTGACACCCGGCCCGGCCGCGGGGGAGTTCCTGAGGGACCGGTGCATCGTCCAGGCCGACCCCGACCTGCCGGGCGGGTGGCTGGTCCTGCACGTCGACGGGCAGCGGCACACCCACCCCGTCCCCGGTGTGACCGCGTCCAGGCCGTCCCCCAGGTGGGTCCTGACCCCCACCAGCCAGCTGAAGAAGGACGCCGCACAGCGTGCGGGGGACGCGGCTGACGCGGAGTTGGCCCTGCTGCGCACCGACCTCGCCGCCGACCCTGACCCGACCCCCGCCGCGGCCCGGCCGGCGTTGACTGTCGTCCCCGAACCCGCAGCCGCACCCCCCGAGCGGTCCTGGACCGGGGAGGATCTGGACCTACTCGACATGGCAGGCCTGCGGCACCTGTGCAAGGAGGCCGGGCTACGGGCGACCGGGAACAAGCGGGACCTCCGATCCCGGCTCACCGACCACCGCGCCGCCCGAACCGCAGCAGCCGGCTGACCCCAGACCGTCATCCCGCCCGACATGACCACTCGAAGGAGGCTGCAGGTGAACCCCACCCGGTACCGGCTAGGGCCGTGCGCCCGATGCCGCCGCCTGCGGCCCCTGGTGGCGGCGTCGTGAGCGCCGCCCGCCAGCTCCGCACCTGCCGCACCTGCCAGGCCCGGATCCTCCTCGTGCCGATCTGGCACCTGGACGACCCCACCCGCCGGGGCTGGATGCCCCTGGACGCAGACCCGCACCAGCGCGACGACGAGACGGCCACGTGGGCGGTGTCCGGGGCCGGGAACAAACGCGGACGCGCCCTCCACAAGGGCGAGAAGCCCCTCGCCGACGAAGTCCGGCACATGCCCCACCAGGCCACCTGCAAGCCCCGCACCGGCCGGCAGGAGCCACCGCCCCGCCGCGACACCCGGCAACTCGCCCTCGTCCCCGAACGCACCCCAACCGGGAGCCAGGACCAGGACGAGCCCCCGACGCTCGAGGTCCTGCTCGCGGAGCTGGACGCGATGGTCGGCCTCGACCCGGTCAAGGGCGAGATCCGCCGCCAGGTCCAGACCCTCCGCCTCGCCAAAGCCCGCGAAGCGGCCGGGATGAAGGTCCCGGCGATCACCCGGCACCTCGTGTTCACCGGCAATCCCGGCACCGGCAAGACCACCGTCGCCCGACTGGTGGCGGGCATCTACCGCGCTGTCGGTCTGCTGACGCGGGGGCAGATGGTCGAGACCGACCGCAGCGGGCTGGTTGGCCAGTACGTCGGCCACACAGCCGAGAAGACCCACAAGGTCGTCGCCTCGGCGCTCGGCGGGGTCCTGTTCGTCGACGAGGCATACAGCCTCGCCCGGATCACCGGGATCCGCAACGACTTCGGCGCCGAAGCGATCGACGCCCTCGTGAAGCTGATGGAGGACCACCGCGACGACCTGGTCGTCATCGTCGCCGGCTACCCCGCCCCGATGACCCGGTTCATCGCCTCCAACCCGGGCCTCGCCAGCCGGTTCCGCACGGTGATCAGCTTCGACGACTACACCGACGTCGAGCTGATCGAGGTCTTCGCGCGCCTCGCCGAGCAAGCCGACTACGCCGCGGACACGCCCTGCCAGGAGGCGCTCCTCGACCTCCTCGCAGGGACCGTCCGGGACGAGCACTTCGGCAACGGCCGGTGGGCCCGCAACGTCCTCGAAGAGGCCATCGTCCGGCAGGCGTGGCGGCTCCGGGATGTCCCCGAACCGTCCGTGGAGCAGATGCGGGAGCTGGTCGCGGAGGACGTCGCACCGCCGTAGTGGCGGCCGGAGTGTCCGCCCCTGATCTCCGTCCCCGAGAAGGGATCCCGCCGCCGTGCCGTCCTCTGGTGAGGTCGAGCTACAGCCCGTCGACCGTTTCGAATGGGAGCGCATCGTGCGTCGATGCCGGATCGGCCGTGACCTGAAGGCTGTCGCCTACTCACTGGCCCAGTACGGGGACAAGCACGGGCAGAACATCAGGCCTGGCGTGCCGCGGCTGGCGGCGGTCTGTGAGATGGGGGAGAGCACCCTGCGCCGCCGCCTGAAGCAGTTGCGGGAGATGGGGCTGGTCGAGGTGCTGTCGCACGGTGGCGGGCCGAACGGGGATGCGGCGAGGTACCGGCTGACGGTCCCGACGGACCTGCTGGAGCGGGTGCCGATGCTGGCAGCCGACGAGAGAACTCCGCTCGCGGGTGTGCTGGATCGGAGCGAAGTTCGCAATCCAGGGCGGCCTGTGGACAACGGAGAGAACTCCGCTCGCGGGTGTGCTGGATCGGAGCGAAGTTCCGAAGTGGCCGAGAGGGGAACTCCGCTCACTTCCGGAGGGAACTCCGCTCGATTCGGGCCCGAACTCCGCTCACCCATGGGTGAGCGCCTACCAAGGGACCACCCAAACACACCACCCAAAACCTCACCTGAGGTGAGTACGTCACCTGCGTCGTCCACAGCCTCCAGGCCGGGTCCTTCTCCGCCGCTCGACCAGGCCGCTGCGCGGCCGGTCGCAACCCAGCCCGCGTTCTGGCCCGCCGCCGCCCCGGATCTGCCCGACGGCGAGCACCGCTGCGGTCCCGGCGAACTCCGGACCCGGTACGCCGCAGCCCGTTCCCGGGACCGGCCCGCCTGACCCTGACCGTCCGGGAGCCATCCGGCTGCCCGGGGACCACCAACCGAAGGAAGATCAACAGTGAGTGAGACGACAATGACCGACCAGCCCGCCACCCCCACCGACGTGAAGATCCTCGTCCTGCAACGCGGCTGGATCGCCGTCGGCCGGCACACCAAAGACGGCCACGAGCACGTCCTGACCGACGCCGCGATCGTCCGCCGCTGGGGCACCAGCAGGGGCCTCGGCCAGATCGTGACCGAGGGGCCCACCGGGTCGACGGTCCTGGACCGGTGCGGGACCGTCCGGGCGCACGAGCTCGCGACCGTGCTGGTCATCGACGCGGATGCCGGGAAGTGGGCCGACCGGCTGTGAGCACGTCCTGCGCCGTGCTGGAGGAGGCGCACGCATTGATCGGCTACGGCGGCTACGGCGACGGCGGCTACGGCGACGGCTACGGCGACGGCTACGGCGACGGCTACGGCGACGGCGACGGCGGCTACGGCGACGGCGGCGGCGACGGCTACGGCGGCGGCGACGGCTACGGCTACGGCGGCGACGGCGACGGCTACGGCGACGGCGCCGGCGGCGGCGAC